ATCCATCGTGGCTTGTAAGGAACACGAAAGTGGGCGGCACTTAACTCTGCGATTGATTTCAGAACGTGCCCCGAGAGAGATAAATATCCAAGAAGGAGAGCCGCTGTCCAAGCTGGGTGAAGCCTACCGTCCGGTAGAAGTCGCCGAAGTGCAGGTGGTGAAGGCTCCCGCCATCGAGTAAAAGGTGAAGAATGCCTCGTATTGAGCTAATCACAGTCCCACTGTACAACCCGACTGACCCGTACCACTTTGAGTTCGACAACATCCCGTTGAAGAACATCTTGCGGCGGCAGAACCTCATCAATCTGTCGCTCGACAACGTGATCGAGCAGATTCGGGATGCCATCGGCACGCAGGGGAGCATGGCGAACCGGCTCAACCAGTCGATCAACGCCGACGGTAGTCTGAAGACGGACGCCATTGACGAGGCACTTCACAGCGTTGAGGAACACGAAGACACGGTAGACTATGTTCGTATGCTCCGGTCCGAGTCCGACAAGCTGGCGTTGATCGCCGACGAGGCGACCAACACTTCTTTGGAAATTCAGCTTGACGACGACGGGGATGATGTCGTAACATTAGACAATGGTCCGGCGAGACTCGTCCCCAGCAACACGGTGACGTGGAGCGTCGAGTCCCCGAACAAGATCAGTGCAAATCTGGCGTTCCCGGCCGAGGCTGCCCACAAGCATTACTACGACCAGGAACCAGTTCCCGCCGATCTCACCGAGCCGGACTACATTAACTACAAGGTAAACTCAGCGGCCACGCCGTTCGTCGAAGGCACCCTGCGTGTCTACATCAACGGCGTGCGGTTGTCCGCCACAACTTCCATCTACGTCCCAGGCGCACTGGTAAACGACCCCTGGACGCTGATGACCTACACGCCCGACTTCGAGAACGGCACGTTCGCCCTTTCTACCGCCGTGTCCGAAGAGGACGTAGTAAGAATTGACTATGACATCTCGTACATCTAAGAAAAAGGCAGAGGTAGTACGTCCCGAGTTCGGGTTCGTGATCCTCTGCCCGGAACGCAACCTCGGTGGGTTAAAGAACACCGTCAACTCGATCAAGAGCCACTTCCCGGAATGCTCCTACGTCTGCACCGTCGGCGACGACGTGCAGAAGGACGAGTTGGCCGAGATGATCGGGATTTGCAACACCGTCAAGGCCGGGAACACGATCACGTCCCTCATCAACGTGGGGATGAAGCACTCGGACGCCGAGTGGAACATCATCGTCTTTTCCGGTAGCTGGCTCCGCACCAGCCTCATCAACAAGGCCAGGACGTTCATCAAGAGCGACCGGGATGTGTTGTTCCCGGTGGTTGACTGGAAGACGAACTTCGTGGACGGCTCGATGAACGGCATATTCCTGCACCGCAAGATGTTCGAGGACGCCGGTGAGTTCCCCGCCGGGGCGATGGAGAAGGCGGGCGTGAGCGACATCGAGATGGCGAAGCTGTTTTGGGCGGCTGAGGCCATCGAGAAGGGTGCGATCTTCAAAGCCATCGTGGGAATGCGAGTGTGTTAAATGCCAGTCCTGTCCGACGTTACCCGTGCCCGCCTCCTAGACGCCAACCAGAACCCTCTTACGGAATGGCACGCAGTTTATAACCTAAAGCCGGAACTGTCGGGCGGGAACAGCATGTTCCTGGTGGACTTGGCCGTTGCCGCCCGGAACGACAGCTTCGGCTCGGCAATCGTCACCCGTGACCCGTTCAGCAACATGATGCTACTGGTGCAACGGTCCGGCGACAACCACCACAACTACTACCTGTTCAAGAACTGTATCTTCCAGAGCTTCAATGCCCTGGATATTGCGGAAGGGGTTTGGTACGGGGAGACGACGTTCTACTGTCAGTTTTACGAGATTCACACGGGGGACAGGCTCCAAATCATCCGGCCCATCAGAAGTCAACAATCACGGACCCAGGCTAATCCCGACACCGAGATTAGAAACAGGTTGCAAGACCTGGGGAGAAACCCGGATTGCGGCAGAGACTCTGATGGGCCGGTGGATTGGCTCAACAACGGCTTTTAGATCAAGCCGTAGGTGAACGACCAGCGGTCATTCTCCTTATGTTTACCCTGGTTCACTTCGTCCAGGTAGTTATACAACTCGTCCCAAGACCCGAACATGAAGTCCAGCGGGATGAACCCGTAGTACCACAGCGGGACGTATTCCTTGCCCTGCGGACACATCAACAGTGTGGGCTTCTTTTGGTTGCTGCTGTTGATGATCTCGTGGTGCGTGCCGGTCGTGGGCACCTTCCGGGGAAGGTACGAGATCACGATGTCGGCCCGGTCCACCATCTTCAGGTCTTTCTTCACGAACTGGCGGGCGATCCGCTGCATCGTGTCGAAGTCCTTCTCGGCCTGAGCTTTCGTGAGTGAAGGCACCCACTGCTGCTTCGGGTCGTCGAACGGGTCGAACAGATCGAGGCCGAACCGCTCGGTCAGCACCTTCTTCGGTTCGGTCCGCCAGTTGTGGCCGGACGTGTCGTGTTCAATCGGCCCGGACAGGTAGACTCGCTGTCCGGCCAAGTAACTTGTCTTTCCTTCCGTGGACACGAACATTCCTAGTCCTCCTTAACTTTCATAATCACAGTACCGAAACGAGGAAAATATGTCAAGCATCGACCCCCAGAAGTTGTTCGAGAACATTCAGGAACTCCTGGCGAAAGCCGAAATGCCGGAGCGGCACACCTTCTTTCAGATGAAAAACTTCATCGTCGGCAAGGAATGCACGGTACAAGGCCAGTTGTGGCAGATCACCCGTGAACTCCGTGCCCGGTCGGACTCCCTCCTGGCCCTCCACGACCAGATCGCCGACTCCCAGGATAGCATCGAATTGCTGAACATTGCAACTGAGCGGCTGCGGATTAACCACAAATCCTCCGGCACGATGGGGAACGACGAACTGGACGAGCGGGAAAAGCAGGTCAAGTTGCGGAAACTGGACCGGGAGCGGGCTTCCCTGGAAAGAACCGTGGAAACCCTGAAGAATAAATCTAAATACCTTCTGGAAGAGATGGCTTACCTTTACAACGCCCACGAGACGTTGAGTAAGGTTCAGGCCATGAAGCCGCTGGATGACGTGCAGGCACAGCAGGAATACTGGAACGAAAAGCTCACCGAAGAACTCAATCTTCGCCTACTCCTCCGTAACCCGCTCGACAGCGATTTTGTAAAGACCATCCTGGCCCTCGAAGACACGTCGCCTGTCAAGAAGCAGATGGTCGAAATCCTCGGCAAAGTTCAGAAAAACATGCTCGAAGAACGTGACCGGCAGTTGGCCCTCGCCGCCGACAAGCAGACCGGCCAGCACAAGGCTTTACTGAGAAAACAAGGTGGTAAGTAATGGCTATCGACAGAATCTCCTCACTGGATGAAGGTTACGCAACAGGGGATTTGTCCGTCTTCCCGACCGCCCTGGACGACAAGAACATTCTGTACACGGCCACGAACAACTCCAAGACTTCACTGAAGCAAACCCTGTCCTACAACGGCCAGATCGTCGTCGTGGACGACACGACCGGGTTCCCGGACCGGGGCATCATCCGCATCGGGTTCACCGGCGAGGGCGAGGGGAACTTCGAACTGATCGCCTACAACAAGAAGACGGGTAACACCTTCCAGCAGTTGAAGCGGGGGTTCGCCGGGTCCAAGCAGGGCGTATGGCGTCCGGGGCAGGCGTACATCACGAACAGCGTCGTGGCGGAACACCACAACGCCATCAAGGACGCCATCCTGAACATTGAGAAAGACCTGGGGACGAAGGAAGACCCGGACCCGCTGTCGCTCAACGGCATTCTGAAACAGCAGGAAGTACGTTTCCTAACGCCGAAACCCCTGTTCCGGGCGTTCCCGACGAAGGGGCCACCCCCGCATCAGGTCCGGTTCCAGAACTTCACGACGGGGCACATCGTCCGCAACCTGTGGGACTTTGGCGACGGCGGTACGTCCCTGGAGAAGAACCCGGTCCACACCTATCTGCAAGAGGGTGTGTACACGGTGAAGTTGAACATCATCACTTCGACGGGTGCCCAGGGGGTTGCGACGAAGACCGGCTACATCACTGTGGACAAGGACGAGAACATTCCGTTCGTCTACGTTGACTCGCTGCTCAACCCGTACTCCGTGGAGACGGCCTCGGCGTTGACCGACGGCGGCAACCCGACGGAGCCGAAGACGTTCGTCTTCGTGGATCAGTCGGACGGCGACATCGTTCAGCGGAATTGGGTGTTCGGCGACGGACAGCAGTTCACTGAGAACGACCCGGACATCCATACGATCTCCCACGTCTACGACAAGCCCGGAACGTATGACGTGACTCTGATCTTGATCTACAGCAACCGGCGGCTGAAGAAAGTGAATTTGTCTGAAGAACTGGTGGTTTTGTAATGACGATCCCTACAGCGAGTGACTACCCGGACGCCTTCGACTCGGACACTAACCTGTTCGCAGTTCATGACGGTCTGCGGGTCCGTCTTGCCGAAGATTACAACCCCGGCGATACCGAGATCACGGTGGAGGGCGACCTTCTCATCCTGTCTCGGTTCCCGCCGACGGGCATCATCACGCTCACCGAGCAGTGCAGCGACATCGACAAGCGGGCCATCTCGCTGTTCTACTCGAACATCGACACGGCCACGGGCGTCATCAGCGGCCTCGAAGTCCTGCCGACGTTCGTAGATGTTCCGAAACTCAAGCGGATCACGAACGTCACGCAGAACGTCATGGCTCAGCACCACAACGCCCTGAAGGACGCCCTGATCGCTATCGAAGAGTTCATCGGCGTCAAGGGCACCGTGGACGACCTGCCGTTCGGGCCGACGATGGAAGGCCGGGTCAACTTCTTACGCAAGGTGGTTCTCATCCCCCGTGCGTGGTTCACCGCCGACAAGCGGACGGGCATCGTCCCGCTCGACATCGAGTTCCGTGACCTGAGCTTCCGCCTGGGTACTGACGGCACCGCCGGTCCCGTGACGATCTCCTGGGACTTCGGCGACAACACGACCAGCAACATCTCGCTCATCAGCGTCATCAGTGAAACCTCCGTAGTTCCAGAGGACGCCGAGAACGTGTTGGTTTACGACACGGACGGCGGGACGATCAAGAAGACCTACCTGCGGCCCGGCATCTTCGACGTGACCCTGACCGTCACGAACGACTTCGGCAGCGACTCCTGCACCTTCCCGGCCTTCATCAAGGCTCGGGTGAAGGCACCGGACGAGGCCATCATCAAGTTCCAGAACGGCGAAGGGCAGACGATCACCCCAGGCGTGCCGGTCAACGGACCGTACACCGTGAACCCACGGGTGCGGGCACCGATCAACACCATCATCAATCTGTTCATCCCGGACGGAGAGAACCTGTCCACGCCGGGAATCAGCTTCGGCGGGGAACCGCTCGACGGCAGCGGCTCGCCGATTGACCCGATTGTGAACTACACCTGGAGTCTGGGTGACGACCTGAACCACCCGAACGCCTCCAGCACGAAGGCGTCTTACTCTATCGGCGGGTTGTACGACCTGAAGCTGCGGGTGGACACGGACTTCGGGGCTTACAGAATCACCACCTACGAGAACTGCATCGACGTGGTGGAGAACGTGAACCTGTGGCTGTGGACGTTCGACACGGGCGTTACGGTCCGGGCCTACGAGTATGGGTTGATTAGCGAAACATTCAAGCTCAACAGCAACTCGTCGCAGATCGTGTTGCGGGACGACAGCTTCTTGGACAACGTGCCGTCGGCCTCGCAGCAGAAGCGGGAGTTCAAGCGGAACACCGGCTTTGCTCCCCGTGGTACGCTGGAGTCGGGCCGTGGCGGCTCTGTGTTGCTTTATTGGGCGAGCGGCCGGTCTGGTTCCGACCCGATCAGTGCCGAGGAGATTCGGTTCGTTGAGTACACCGGGTTCAGCGACACCTACATCACCCGGTCCGAGGTTAGCCGCCCGTGGAATTGGGCGACGTTCAATTCCGCCGGGGCTGCGTTCTTCGTGTTCGGTGCCCCGACCACCGTGCCCTCGCCATCGACTTCGCCGACCAACCCGACGAAGACGATCCTCGACCTGACGTTCTTGACGACCACGGACGAAACGCTGACGGTGGACAACTTCAGCAACGGTGCCCAGGAATTGTTGAGTAACGTGGCCTCGTATGACGACGACGGCAACAGCATCTACGGTAACTTCAGCGTGTACCGGACGGCCTGGAAGGACAACACCGGGTACATCACCCGGAACTCGGGCATCGGCCCGTTCTTCCGCATCAAGAGCTTCTACCGGACGGAGGGGACTGTGGGCAACCCGTTCCAGACGATCCGCAAGCTGACGGACATGCAGGGGCCGACGAAGACCGAGGGCCAGTTGACTAACTTGAGCCAGGGTGTGTACTTCTTCAACAACTCCGGGTCGATCTCGGCGTTCAGCGACACGAGCTTCACTTGGTCTACGGGCGGTCCTGGGTTTAACTCCGTGGCGTACCGGGCTTTGCAAGATACCGGCGTTCCGGGATACGATAATACATCGAACACGCTGCTGTGTACCTCGGACGGGGACAAGCGGGCGTACCTGAGCTTCGACTACAGCGAGAACGTGTTCCTGAAGTTCTCTGAGACGGACCTAACATTCACCGCCCTGGGCGCACGGCCGAGCGGCGAGCAATGGATCATGGGAGTTTACTAAAGATGCCATTTCCGCCGATTCCTGCGTACCCGAATGCGATTGACTCGGACTACACTTTGTTCCTGGTGTACAACACCACGGAGACGAAGCTGTGCGCAGACAACGCCGCCTGGGCGGAAACCATCGAACTCCTGCCCGTGGCCTCCGACAAGCCGGAAATCTGGGCCGACAACGGGTTCGGAAACATCGACGGCGAGTTGTTCTACTACGACTCCGTGGAGAAGGACTCCAACGGCAAGGTGAACAAGCTCAAGGGCTGTGCCCGAGCGTTGCTCGGCAAGTCCAAGTTCAACCCCCGTGGCACCTGGGTTCGCAGTTACGTCATTGCCGAACACCACAACCAGTTGGTCGATGCGATCCTGAACGTCGAGAACTTCGTGGGGTTCAACTTCGACCCACGGCAGGAAACCCTCGACTGGCGTATCCGCAACCTTCAGGCGTTGGCGATCATCTTCGACGACTACGCCTGCCCGGACGTGAACTTCACGTTCAACATCGTGGAGAACGACAAGGAAACGGGTATCCTCGCCAACTATATCGTCGAGCTTACACAACCCACGACGGCCAACTCGTTCCGCTTGGACTTCGGCGACGGCGAGTCCACGACGACGGCCCTGTCCGGCAGCCACCGCTACGCCCTGAACGCCACGATTGACCCCGTGGTGACTTTGAGTAACGACAAGTGCCAGATCATCGTGACGCCGGTCGAGCGTGAGAACCCGAGTGAACCGCCTGCCGTCATTGAAGACGTGTTCGACATCCCGATTCCGACCGTGCCGGATATCCCGGACTTCACCTTCGTCCCGTGCGAAGTGCCGGAGCCGAACATCAACCTGCCGCCGCTGGTCTTCCCGTGCATCTCGCTGGAAGGTCAGATCGGCCCGCTGCCGTCGGTCATCATCGGCCCGGACATCCAGTTGGTTTCGAACGTGGTGATCGAGGGGCCGGACAACCCGGTACAGATTCTCCACAGCACCGTTACGATTGAGGGCGGGTTCAGCCTGCCGTCGATCATCTTCGTTGACGTGCCGCCGACGATTGTCATCGACCCGCCGATCCCGCCGACGATTGTCATCGTGGCTCAGTCGAGCATTGCGATGGGCATCGACTACGGCGAGTTGCCGAAGTTCGAGATCGACTGGAGCAACATGCCGGAGATGACCATGCAGATGACGATGGTCCGTCCGGTCACGAAGCCGCAGTTGATGGCCCAGAACGTGCAGAACGAGTTCGGCGACGAGTTCGCCGACTTGTTCCAGGCGTCCGAGCAACTGAAGGTGGAGTACGAGACGGTCGGGATGCCGGAAGAGATCAGGATCGTGATGCCGGACGAAATCCCGGACATCAAGATCGACGCCACCAGTGTGCCGAAGACGATCAAGGTTGTTACGGAAGATTGCCACCTGCCCGAGATCATCCGAATCTTCGGCCCGGACAAGCCGCTGCCCGACGTGATCCACATCCACGGGCCGGAGACGCCGCTGCCGGACCAGATCGAGTTGGTGAACCGTGACGTTCCCCGTCAGATCGAATTGGTCAACAAGGACGTGCCGCACGAGATGGTGTTGCGGATGGAACACCCGATCCCCGAGAAGATCACGGTCGAGATGGTCGAACCCATTCCGAGCAAGATCATCTTGGACGCCTCGGGTGTGCCGACATCGCTGCCGGTCACGGGTATCCCGGAAGCCCTGACGGTCGTGGGCTTCCCGGAGGGCATCCCGATTCTCTTCCCGAAGGAAGAAGATATGCCGAAGATGGAGCTAGTTTATAAAGGTGCCCCGCTGGAACTGAAGATCACGATGGACAAGATGATCGCAGCAGCGGAAGGCGAAGACGCACCGTGCGTGCGGATCATGCCTTGTATAAAGTAAACTATGCTCAACCTACCTATCGACCTGACTCAATCCAAGAACACCTTGTTCTTGGGCATCGGGGGCGGCTTCGACATCTACGGGGCCGTCCCTTTGTTTGCGCAAAACCACAACGCCAACACGAGACTCTTCTTCGCCAATGTCAACGCCTCGGTCAAGAGCGTGTTGAAGTTCCCCAGGGACGATCACCCGTGTCCCGAAGGCTTCCTGGCCGGGTGGCTGGAGAAGCAGGAATACAAAACCACCGTCTACGCCCTACCTCGTGCCGGTGTGATCCCAACCCGGAACATCCTGCACACCATCATGAAAGAACACGCCATTGACACGATTGTGTGCGTGGACGGCGGGGTGGATTCACTGATGGTGGGCGACGAGGAAGGGGCCGGGACGATTCTGGAGGACTTCGTGACGATGCAGGCGGTGAGTGCCCTGCGTGTGGCGAAGGTTCTGGTCTGCCTGGGTTTCGGCACGGAGACGGACGAGGACGTGTGCCACAACCATGCGTTACAGAACATGGCGGCTCTGGCTGCCGACGGGGCGTTCTGGGGTTGTTCTTCACTGACGAAGGACGACCCGGAATACCAAGCCTATCGAGAAGTGTGCGAGTACGCATGGGCCGACGGGAGGCGTAAGAGCCACGTCCACACGAAAGTCATCTCGGCCGTCGAGGGGAAGTTCGGGAACGACTCTCTGTACTCGGACGTGGACCCGCAACTCGCCGGGAAGACGAACACAGTAAACTACATTAACCCGTTGATGCCGATCATGTGGTTCTACGATCTCGACAAGGTGCTGGCCCGTAACAAGCTGGCGAAGTTGTTCGAGAACACCAACCTCAGCACCGACGTGTTGATGTTGTACAGGTCTAACAAGTTACCACTGAGGGAGCGACAAGCTATTCCGCTATGAGAATCCGAAAAGACGAAAAGACTCGTAACAATTTCATTCGTGCAGGCGGGGTCTGGGTCCGGGACTTCACTAAACCCAACTCCATGCCCGTGACGCCGAACGCCCTGGTCCGTCCGGCCGACAAGCCGTTGATCGTGCAGAACGAGTTCCAGAACCGGGCGTTGAACATCGGCAACATCTGCGACGAGAAGTTGGTGTTCCCGAAGGTGGTCATCATCTCCGACGGCTACTCGTTTGCCAAGCGGGTAGACTTCATCAACAGCCTGCCGAACGACGTGGCGGTCTTCGCCGTCAACCATGCGTTGAACAAGTGGCGGACGACCGGGTTCAAGAAGCCCGTAAACCTGTATGTGGTGAATAACCCGTACCCGGAGGCGACAAGCTACCTGCCGAGAAAGTCGAAATACTACCCGGCGTGCGTGGCGTCAATGCGGACCAATGCGAAGTTCCTGAAGGACTACAAGGGGACGACGTATGTGTACGAGCCGGTTCCCGAGGAAGGGTTCGGACAAAAGGGTGACAGTCTTTACTATGTTGATGACTACCGAAACCCGGTGTGTGCGGCGATTGGCCTCGCCTACCGGATGCGTGCCCAGAAGATCATGCTCGTCAGTTGCGACGAGTCATTCGGTGAGAAGAAGGACGGGGCTGAGGAATTACCGAACGGCCTCTATACCTATCCGCAGCAGTTGATGGCCCAGGAGTTGATCGACGCCAACCTGTACTGGTTTACTAAGAAGAAGACCGGCGAGGCGAAGGCCGCAAACTACTCAGACGGCCCAGAAAACAAGCATGCTACATATATAACCCAAGACGAGCAGGCATTGGCATTCTTTGCGGATGAAGATGAAGACGCCTAAAGGATGTGCTGTGCGGGCCTGAATGAATGCAGTGCTTACACGGGTACATTCTTCGGAGGACTTAATGAGTAACGAACGACCATCGTTTTCGCTACACGATTTCAAGAACTGGCTGTCCCAACAGAAGGATATGTCCGAGTTCTTCAACATCGAGAAACCCACCGCCTCGAAGGCAGAGGGCTTCATCGGGATGAGTGTGACCCCAAAGGTGGGGATGAAGAAGTTGCTTGAGAAGGCTCACGCCGACGACGGCGATGCGGAACAAATGGTTCACGAACTCGTCGAGGAAGGCGGCGTGATCGTTGACACGAAGGGCAAAGAACTCTTAATTGAGGTTGATTCGGGTTGTTTTTACCTGCCCCGCTTCTGCGTCCGACTGGTTAAGGACGAGGAGTAACGCCTTCCACATGTCGTCCACCGAAACCCGGCTGATGCACGCCTGATCGCCGGTTTCGCAAACATCCGTGCAATACGTTAGCCCTGTCTTGCGGCTGTGACAGCCCAGACAGGGCAATTCTTTTGCCGTCACCGGCACCACGTTACTGTTGAACACCCGAGTGTTCGGGGCCACGCTCCCGAAGAACACCACCGCCGGAGTCTCGACGGCCTGGGCGACGTGGAACGGGAACGAGTCTACCCCCACGAACGCCTTCGCATCTTTGATGATGGTCGCCAGTTCGCCGACCGTCGTCTTGTTCCTCACGTCAACGTGGCTCGGGACGAAGTGGTCGCCCTCGCCGCCCACGCACACGATCTGGTAGCCCGCATTATACAACCGAAGGGCGAGTTCCCGCCACTCGTTCTTGCCCCACGCCCGGCCGACCCAGCCTTCCGAAACACCGGCGTGGACGACGACGTAGTTCACCACTTCCGGCTTGTTCACCGGGTCGTTCTTGACGAACAGTTCGCAGTCCTCGACGGGAACCCCGGCCTTGTCGGCGTAGCACTTCAGGAAGTTCTCGCTCTGGCGGGCCTCGTAGGCGGCGTCCAGGTTGATGACGAGATCGAACTGTCGTTGTGGGTCCGGCTTGATGATGAAGTCCACGAACGGGTTGCCGTGGAGGGAGTGGTGGCACTCGGTAGCGAAGTAGATTCGGCAGTCCGGGTACTTCTTTTTGAGGGCGGGGCAGACGGCGGCGGCTACGAAAACGTCGCCGGTCGAACCCATTCGGTTGATGAGGATGTCCATTACGATTCTTTCTTTCTGAGCATTGTCTTCACCACCTTACACCCGCTCGTGTTGGCCTTCGGGGCTTTGTGGATGTTGGTGAAGTGGATCATGGGGATTTCCCCCATCGGTAGATTAGTGAAACCACGGTCTTTTAGCCGCTGTCGAAGGTCGGCGTAGGAGTTGGCCGTCTCCAGGCGGGCCTCGTACATCATCTTATTTTCATTCAAGACCCGGCCGACTGCCATCTTCCACTGCGGCGGGAGTTCCAGTTCCTCCAGGCTCGCCAGCGGCGAGTTCACTTCCTTGTCCGTGTCCGCCTTGAAAGTGGTCACTATCTTGACCCCCTGTTTGGACCGACTCGCCAAGTAGAGATACAACTTTCGCATTAAACAACTCCTCTAGTAGTATAGAAAGTAAATCGAAGGTGTACTTCCCGTCGGGTCCGCCGAACTGCTGGAAGAAGTCCTTCACGGTGACGGCGGCGAGTGCCGCTTTTTCTTGTTCATTCATATGATACCGTTCCCGAAATACGCCAAGATCAAAGACAACTACTGCGTGGCCTACCTGGGGCAGTGCAACGAGTACCTGTTGTTATTGAACTACTTCGTGCCCCGGCTGGAAGTGCTACACCCCGGCATCAATATCTATCTCTGCTGCCGTGACGAATATCTGCCAATTCTGACCCACCCCCGGTCCTTCCCCATCTCCCTGCTCAAGCAGAAGAAAGAAGAACTCGTCTACGTCAAGGAGATCGTTTACGACGGGAACGGGCACCCCATCGAGAATTTCCTGACCGAGAGCGGGCTGACCAACGTCCGGGTGGACGTGACCCCGCCGCCAGTGACGACGAGGGCCGTGGTCTTGACTAAGGGCAACTTCCCGACGACCGGCCTGAACACGCAGGAGACGGAGTGGCTGCTGATGAAGGCCCAATCGGAAGGGTTCCACCCGGAGGTAGACGTGCCGGTGGACAACGCAGGGTACGTCCTGGGGGTGGAATGTTACGAAATGTACCGGGCCGGGTTCGCTGGGGTGCGGACGGCGTTGGTCGCTAACGGCGTTGGGACGGGGTTCTACAAAAAGTTGTTCCCCGAGTCGGAGATTTTAGAACTGGCGGGATATATAAAATCGAAGACGGGCAAAGTACCTAACACTCTTAGGAGATAAAGAATATGTCAGTATTCAAGGTCAAGTTGAACAACGTCGGCCAGGGTCGTCTGGACATCGATCCGACCACGGGTGTTCCTTTTGCTACGTCGAACCAGCGTAGCATCTACGTCGCTGGTCCGGGCCGCAAGTACCGGAAGCTGCGTGACGGTGAAACCTTCACCGACAACAACTACTGGAAGCAGTTCACTGCCGAGATCGCTGGCTACGAAGCCGCTTTCATCGAGGTTGTGAGCGACGACGGTTCGGTTTACTCGGACATCCCGGAAGAGAACACGTTCGCTATTGGTCACACGTTCACGAACCTCTCGACGAGCTTCAGTGACAACGTTATCGACTTCGTTGACACCTACGGCGGTCCGGCAACGTTCCTCCAGGTCACGAACACGACTGGCTCGACCCGTTCGATCCAGGGCGAAGTCAACGGCGACACGAACGTCATCTTCACCCTCGCTGACGGCGAAACCCAGGTCTTCAACACCGGCGATGTTCGCATCACCATGTTGCGGCTCAAGGGCGTTGGCGGCACCGACGGTGACGCTCAGGTTATCGGCTCCGTCCGGTCCCTGTCCCAGAGCTAAGTTTGACAAGACAAACAACGAACACCCGGCAGAAATGCCGGGTGTTTTCTTTTATACGGCATGAACGCCGGTTACTTTTACTGCCCGTACATCCCGTTGCAAGATTCACCCACGGTTCTTGCGCCGGAGGGGACGGAGTTCCCACAGGATGACGCCAGAACCATTAACGACATCGTGAACGGTCATGAGCGGTGGCGGTACGACGAGGACGACTACGACCCGTACTTCGATCCGGCCTCCGTGTTCTACATGGGTGGCAGTCTGCCCATCGACTTTGACTGGCTAAAGGAAGGATTCTGATGAAGATTGTTACCCGACGGGTAGAGAACCGCAGGCCCGACAAGCTCCAGCGAATCATGTCCCTGGGCGACTTCGCCGAGAAGCGTAACCAAGTGCTGATTCAGCGGAACGTCGGCGGGTTGGGCGACATCTTCATGCACCGGATGATGTTCGAAGATTTCAAGCGGGTCATGCCCGACGCCAAGATTCACTTCGCTTGCCCCCGTCAGTACCACGACGCCGTGACTGACCACCCGTTCGTGGACAAGGTACTGGACTCGGCGACGGTGGATCGGTTTCAGTACATCGTCTCGTACAACACCACCACCGCCTGTGGCCGGTACGAACTCCGTATGTTCCCCTATTCCGGCTTGCACCGGAGCGACATCTGGGCGCAACACTGCGGGGTTCACCTGACGAACCACAACATGCACATACGCATGACGGCCGAGGAAGTCGCCTGGGGGCGAGCGAAGTTGGAGGAGAACCGGGACCGGCCGGGGCCGATTGTCCTGATGTCGCCGGTGAGTGCGATGGAGAACAAGAACCTGCTCTACCACCAGACGGAGGGGACGGTGAAGGGGCTTTGGGAGCGGGGGAATTGTGTGATCGGACTGCACTACAACCCGCTCATGCACTTCACCAAGTTAAACGCCCCGTGTATCTACAAGCTCTCGGTTCGGCAGTGGATGAGCGTGATTGCGGCGGCGGATTACGTCGTGAGCGTGGACACGGCGGCGTTCCACTGTGCAGGCGGGATGGGGAAGCCGCTGACGGGCATCTTTACTTTCGCCGACGGGAAGGTGTACGGGCGGTATTACAAGGGGTTCGAGTTGGTTCAACGGCACCGGGACGACGGGGATTGGGACTGCGGGCCGTGTTACGATTGGGGCCGTTGCACGAAGACGAAGGCAAACCCGAAGCCGTGCCTGACCGAGATCACTTCGGACATGATTCTGAAGGCAACTGACAAAATGTTTGCGAAACACTCATCTAAATAAGACATGCCTCAGCGTATTACACCCGTGAAGGTCATGTCCGTGAGCCAGAATGGCGAGTGCCATCTGACGATCACGTTGGAGTTGAACATCAATTTGACCGCCAACGGTGAGATCGGTGCGTCACTGCAAGCTCAGGGAGAGAAGCCTATGAAAGCCCGGCCGATTCAGGAAGACGATGATGTCGAACTTACGGTCCCGGATTTCGTATCGGGTATGAAGCTGGACTTTGGTAAACAAGTGGAGTGAAAGAAATGGCTATTGGATTCGACGCCGGAACCTACAACTTGGTGTGCTGCCACCGCAACGATAAGGGAGACTTCCTTTACCGCCGGGAGGTTAACGCCTTCTTGGAAATGCCTCTTGAGAACAAGTTCGTCTACAACATGATGAAGAAGGCAGGCGTGCCGCTGATCCTCCGGGAAGATGCGAACGTCGCCTACGCCATCGGTGAGGCCGCTGTCGAGATGGCTTACACGATGCCCCAGATCGAGCTTCGCCGCCCGATGAAGGACGGCTGTGTCAACCCGAAGGAGCGTGACGCTTTTCAAATCTTGAACATCATGGCCCACAGCCTGATCGGGGACGTTGCGGAAGACAAGACGACCCTGTACTACTCCGTCCCGGCCAACGCCGTGAACACAGAGACGGACGCTGACTACCACCGCAAGATTCTCGACGCCATCTTCAAGGCGTACAAGAGCAAGAATGGGTACATCGTCAACGCCCACCCGATCAACGAAGCCCTCGCCCTGATCTACGCCGAGTTGGCGAACAAGGCGTTCACGGGCATCGGCATCAGCTTCGGGGCCGGTATGGTCAACCTGTGTTACTCGATCTTCGCCGCCCCGGTGTTCCAGTTCTCGCTGGTCAACTCGGGCGACTGGATCGACAAGCAGGCCGCTAAGGCTCTCGGCGAGAGCGTGGCGTTCGTCAACAAGGAGAAGACGAAGATTGACCTGGGCAAAGAGCCGACGAACAACACCGAGCGGGCCATCGGCACTCAGTACAAGCTCATGATCGAGAAGACCGTCGCCGGGATCAAGAAGGGTCTGGAAGACAGCAAGAAGGGTAACACCGCCGAGGCCGTTGACGTGGTGATCGCCGGTGGCACGTCGAGTCCTCCGGGCTTCGACAAGCTGTTCGAGACGGTGCTGCGTGAGGCCGAACTGCCGATCAAGATTGGCAAGGTCATCCGCCCGGCCGACCCGCTGTACAGTGTGGCCCGTGGCTGCCTCGTAGCAGCGGAGAACGCCAATGTCTAACCGTCAGATGGCGTGCCTCGTCCCGATCTTCTGTTTCGTTGTCGGCGTGGCGGTGATGCTCAGTTGTATGGTCTGGCGGGTGGTTCCACCCGTCGGCCAGCCGATGAACCAACCCGCCCCGACAGCCCCGCCCGAGTTGAAGGGCAACAGGACGGTGATGGGCCACATCAGCACTCACCGCCTGGACGCCGACGGGTTGATGCTGATGGTGTGTACGGACCAGTCCTGTCACAACGTTAAGATCACGAACAAATCCGAGATCATCGTAACCAACCTCAACGGTCGGCGTGAACTCCACCACTCCTACGAGTCGGTTGCGGACATCTTGAGCAAGACCAAAGACTGTAACGCCGCCGTAGGAATCAGCGGCGGGAACGTGGAGATGGTCATCATCTACTTGCCTGAATGAAAGGAAACAATGGCAGCTAACATGTTTGGAATCGATATGGAAGAGAGTTTCTTGGATCACGACGAAGTGGTCAAGATGCTGGAGGCGGCGGGCACCCGATGTGCCTGGGATTTCAACACGGCCCTGGGCGACACGATCCGTGAGAAGTACGAATCCCTGTACATCAAGGTTGTGGAAGTCACCAACGTCCTGATTCGTAAGGGGGCGAGCGGGTTGTTCTGGATTTGTGCCTCGCCGGAAGTCGCCTCGATCTTCGAGGTTGCGACGATGGGCTTCTACCCGACCAGTGCGGAACAGATCGAGTTGGGCACCAAGAAGGTTTACAAGCTCGGGGTCATGCAACGCCGGTGGAGCATCTACGTTGACCCGTCGCTCGACGGCAACAAGGTTTTGATCGGGTGTGGCGAACACAAGATGCACGAGGGCGACGAAAAGAGCTACGCCGCAATGACCGTGGCTAACTTTGTCATCTGATATTCACTGATTGTCTTTCTTAACAAGAGCCGCAGCATTTTCGGGTGCTGCGGCTTATATATTTCTTGTCTTACACCTGGGTAACGTGTGGGACATAGGTAAAAAATGTCAAAGGCAGTCTATGAATTACACCGAAACGAAGGACGTGAAATCCGAGCGCACTAAGTGCGCATCAATTCCATTCCACTCACTGAATAACATTTGGAACATGGACGGGCGAGAAGTGCGCCTGATCTATGAGCGTGAGTTCTTGAAGCAGATGAGTGCGTTCGGCATGCCGACGCTCGTCCGTCTTCCCGTCGATCCCAATTTCGAATATCCGTTAACGTTCGAGCAACTGGTTGCTGCCGGTGTCGAGCAGTACGTCGTCGAGGACTACAAGGGTTACTCCTGGTATCCGCACGACCTGCTGGTGTTGGCGGGTGTCGTGGCGTCGTCGGAGCCGGAAGTGGTGGAAGAGGAAGAAGAAACCTTCGAGGAACCAGTCGTCCTCACCTACGTCGAACCAGAATCTCGTGCAACCCGCTACTCTAAGTTGATCGGCGGTTGCCTGAAAAATTGGTATCGGAGTTGTGTCGCCGGGACTAGATACCTGCGAAATCATCTGGTGCAAGCCAAGCGGTTTGCCCGGAAGAAACTGAAATGCCTGTACAAAGAAAGAGAGTGAAAAGATGGTTGAAGAACGTACCTTTATCCACAAGTTCGTGAACGACTTGGGCGTTGCCGCCTACCTGCTGATGCACGGGTACACCGTGATCGGGAAGAAGGCTAAGTCGATCTTCTTCGAGTGTCATAACGAAGAAGAGGCCCAGGAGTTCGATAAGATGGTTCTCGAATATCAGCCGCCAAACGAGTTCTACACGTTTGATAGCTGTCTGATGTTCTTGAAGAAGATCAACGAGCAAGTCCCTGCTCAACTGGACGATTCCATCCACAAGGTCGTCAGTGACCTGGGTGTGGCTGCGTACTTGCTAATGCACGAGTACCGGCCGAATGCGATGGGCCTGAAGGTGATCGGGAAGCGTGGTAAGCACGTTTACTTCGAGCATCCGGCTGGTCGGGGCGAGGACTTCAAGCGGCTGAGCTACGAGTATCTGCCGAGCCAGTTCCAGACCTACGACAGCAACCTCATGGCATTGAAGAAGATTGGGGAATATCTACCCGACGAGTGATTTTGATCCTTTTTCGGGTATATAAATCATTCGAGAGGGGAAACGTTATGCTATTGAGTTTTGACGATTTCCGAAAGACTCGGCGGCAATCCGCCATTGCCGAGTCTTCGGTACTGGAAGCAATCGACCACATGTTCGACCAGTTCAAGGTCGATCTGTCCGAGTCCGCACGGCTCAACGTCGTTCTTACTGAACACTACGACCCGCTGGCACATTTCGTAATGGAATCGGTTCTGCGGGAAGACGAGCGTCAAAACAAAATCTTCCTCGAAGCCTACATCGACTACTGCAAAAAGAACTTCCATAACTACATTATCGAGGCGACCAGCACGGGCGGGGCGTTCGACGCAACTGCGTTGAAGAAGAACCTCGTCAATGCACTGAACCAATTCTCCAAGCAGGTTAAGGTTCAGATCGCCAAGATCATCAATACATCTCGTACATCAGCCGATCCGTCAGCGGATTCGTCTTTAAGTCCTCCTCCTCATTCTCACAGCGGAGACGAGGGCGGGTCGGCTGGTATTACACCCCCAGGTCCGAGTGGTATGCCGAAACCGGCAACCGCCGCTGGGTTGGCGGGGGCAGGGTTCAAACCTGCCGGTTCCGCCTCGACTCCACCGTCTGCCCCGGCACCGGGTTCTGAAGAAGAAGCCCCGACATCCGCAGCCGCACCGGCACCCAAGAAGGGAGGCTGGCCGTGGCGGCGTTTCGATACGTCTAAGGGCAACCTCCTGAGCCGTGGCCTGAAGGGCGTGGCGAACCTCGTTCGCACCCCGCTCCATTGGGCTGCTAACAAAATCCGTAGTGCGTGGAGAGGCGACAGCCTGCCCGAAAACGTCGTCAATGCGATGGCCCTCCTGTTGGAAGAGGCCGCTAACGAGCAGCTTGAGAAGCTGATGAAGGACGTTGACGAGTTGACGGCAACTCTTGAGAAATACATCAGCGACCAGATCGACAAGTACGCTGCGGCCCTCGGTGCGATGCCGAAGCCGACCGGCCCGACTGGCACGCCTGAAGTGACCCCGACCGGCCCGGCCGGTGCCGCTGATGCGGTCAAGCCGGAAGCTCCGGCCGAGAAGGCATTGCCGCCTGAGAAAGTTGCAGCCGCTACGGGCGTTGACCCCGAAGCTGCTAAGGCTGGTGCGGCTGAAGGTGCAGACCCGCTCGCAGAACGGGTGAAGTTCCTGAAGTCCATCCTCGGCGGGCATCGGTTGAACAACTCGTTCCTGAAGGCTCTCCAGGCCGCACTGACGAGCGTGGACAGCGGGGCCGCTATCCGTGCCCGGCCGATGATTAAGAAACTGATCGCTGGCATCGCCAGCGACACTCCGAACGACGACTGGAGTCGGTTCGGCGGCACCGCTAAGAAGTGGCGTAGTCGGGCCATCCCGGCTATGGATATTCTGAAGCAGGCCGTGTACAACGCCATGCAGAAGAAGAACGCCGGTCAGCCGGTTGACCTGTCCGACGAGATCATCGACCTGATGCGTAACGAGGACAAGCGGGCGAAGGTAGACATGGCTGGCATCTTTGACAAGATCAAGGGTAAGGCCGCTGCCGCTACCGGCACCACGCCTCCGGCCGCAAGCACGCCGCCGCCTGCTGGCTCTAAGCCAGCAGCAGGTTCGCCGCTCCCGAAGCCGCCGCTTCCGGGTACGGCACCGATGGATACCCGTAAGCCGGGTCAGCCGCCAGCCCCGGTTAGCGGCACGGCCCCAGGGGCGGGTGCGTCGAAGATTAAGGGCGATGCCAACACCGACGTGACTGGCAGCGGTACACAAACCGTCAACGTGAACGGCAAAGAAGTTGATCCGACGACTGCTGTGAAGGCGGTGGTGGCAAGCGTCACGAACGCCAAGCCGGGTTCGCCGCTCGAAGTCTTCGCCGACATGGACGAGAACGACGACTTCTTCACCAAGTACCTGCCGCCGCTCGCACAGCGGGCCGTCAGCCTGTCCTTGTTGAAGAACGACCCGTTGACGCCGGACAAGATCGTTGAACTGGTGAAGGCGGCTGTTCGCAACACGAAGGACAAGGTTCCGTTCCCACCGGAAGTGCTGGCGTTCGCCGGGGTTGATGCAACTCCGTCGTCCACGCCTCCGGCAAAGCGTCCGGGGTCTGAAGCCCCGACCGCTGCTCCCGAGGCTGGCAAGGTTGCTCCTGAAGCCAAGCCGGAAGCCGGTAAGCCAGAAGCACCGAAGGTTGCTCCTGAAGCCAAGCCGGAAGCCGGTAAGCCAGAAGCCCCGAAGGCTGGCGGCATGAAGATGTCGGAAGACCCGAATGCCCAGAAGGCGTTGGAAGCGTACCTCGCTGCTAAGAACCCGAAGGCTGCGGGCAACGCACACTACCCGGTTTCGATCCGGCTGACGGCCATCCGTAACGCTATGGCGAAGGACGGCCTGGGTTCGATTGAAGAACTGGAAGGCATGTCGCCGGAACAACTGGCACTCAAGATTAAGGGTGCGGAAGTCGGCGTAGAGAAGCCGACCGAAGCCCCGAAGGAAACTCCGAAGGAGGCTCCAAAGGAAGCCCCGAAGCCAGAGGCTAAGAAGGGCGAGGAGAAGAAGCCGGAAGAGAAGAAGGAAGCTCCGAAGCCGGAAGAGAAGAAGAAGGACGGCGAGGGCGACGTAAAAAAAAAGTAATTGACGCCGGAGACGAGTATGTCGCCCCCGACAGCGTGGACGCAGTGATCGATAACGTGAGCGACGAAGACTTGCTCGGCAAGGTCGATGTGGTGCTGGGTAGCCGCTGGGGCGAAAAGTTCAGAGACTACCTGCAAGACATGCTCGACCAGGAGATGACGGGCACGCCCGACAAACTGGTCAGACGTGCCCTGGCTAAAGTCTCTGCGGCTCGGAAGGCGAAGAAGAATCGGTTCGCCGACGATCACGACGACGACGCCTGGGGTGAAGACTAACGCTTCTTGTTGTCGAAGCCTTCTTTCGATTGCTTCGCCAACTGCGTCAGACGCCGAATATCAACGAACGCCGCCTCTTGCTGGGGCGGCGTTTCTTCTTTTACGGCCGGGGGCGTGGCGGTGGTCGGGGCAAGGTGCGGACTCACGTCGCTGACGACCTTCTTGCCGGACTTCTTCTCGTACTCCTCGATCATCTTTCGGTGTTCGGGGTTGTTCACCGGGTCCAGCACGATCTCCTCTTGGATGCTGATGACGCTCTGCATCGGGAAGAAGGCGACGGTCCCGTTGTAGGGGTGCGTCCCCCAGATGCACTCACGGCCGATTTCCTGAACTTCCACAACGAAGTGTTCTCGGGCGAACGTCTCGTTGAACTCACGGTTGATGGGGCTGGTCAGGATGGTGCAGACCTTGCCCTTGAAGTATTGCAGCCTCTCGACTGTCTTGGCGGTGATTTCCATATGATCCTCAATTCGGGTTGATATATAAGAGCATGCCAGCTAAAAGTAAATCCCAACAACGGTTCTTCGGCATGGTACACAAGTGCCAGAAGACCGGCAATTGCGCCAGCCCCGAAGTCAAGAAAGTTGCGGGGGACATCAGCTACGACGATGCGGACGACTTCGCCTCGACCAAGCACAAGGGCTTGCCCGAAAAGAAAGAAGAGGGCTACAAAGGCCCGTTTAGCCGGTGGCTAGAAGCTAAGCTCGCTTCATCCTAAGCATCTCTTCGGTCCACATGTTGAAAGGCATCTCGAACTTCTCGATGTATGCCTTGACGACGGCATCGCCCTTTTTCTGGTAGAGTTCGTTCCAGTCCTTGTACCCCTTCGGGGGTCGGACGTAATGGACTTCAGTGAAACCGGCAGCCAGCAGCTTGTTTCCGTTCTCGATGGTGGCCTCGAACCCCGTGTCCTTCCGTTTCCCTTCGTCGTTGTCGTAGGCCAAGACCGGGATGTAACCCCGGAGCATGTTGATCTGGGCGTCGGTGATCGACTTGCCGCCCTGCCCGCACCCGTTCAGCCCGCACAGGTCTAGCACGATGGCGTCGAACTCGCCCTCGGTGATGTAGAGCTTCTTCCCTTTTCTCGGCCACTGACGACAGAACAGGACGTTTTCCTGTGACAGATTCGGGTCGTCGGGCTTCATGTATTTCAGCCCGCCCTCTTTCACGTTCCGGGCGTTCCAGTAGATCAATCGGCCTTGCTGGTCGAAGTACGGGATAACGATCCGGTTGCGGTAATCCCCGTCCGTGCAGTAGTACAGCCCGTCGCTCGGCAGGTTCCGGGAGCGGAGGTAGTTGCAGGCGATTCGCTTGTTACGACTCAGTGAGGGCATGTCGTCGATCTTGTAGGTGTCCGGCGGGAACTCGATCCCGGCGTTCACCGGCTCGTCGGGGGCCGGGGCCACTTCGTCCATCGGGCTGTTGAAGAAGGCATGGACACGGGCTTCGAGTGCCCTCAGTGAAGGGATGTTGCAGATCGTCTCTTCGGCTTCCTCGAAGGTGCATTTATCGACGTAGGCGACGAGGGAGACGAGACTTCCGGCCTTGTGGGTCTTCCAGCAGCGGTAGGAGCCACGCTCGCCGTGCTTCGACTTGCCGCCGCTGGGGTTCATCCACAAGTGGAACTTGTGGTCGTCGTTGACGAACACGGAGTTCACTTTGATTTCGTCGCCGTGGACACGCACGTTTTCAACGCCAAAGCGTTCTTGTGCCCACTTCAGGAATGTTTCGTAATCGACGTTGCTCATTAGTGAATCTCGTCTGGACTTACGCCCTGCAAATAGCTATATTACTTTAGTCTCTAACAGGAAACAAGTGCAGGATGCTTATCGAACACATTTCCATTAGCCGGTCGAAAAGCTGGAAACAGTGCGACTGGTACTATAAACTCAAGTACCACGAGAAAATCCCCAACCCTGGGCCGGAGCAGTGGTACTTCACCTATGGTAAGATCGTCCACAAGTGCGCCGAACTTTACGTCCAGTCGAAGGGCGAGCGGGCGATGGGCGAGATCATGACCGACGTGACCCGAGGGAAGGTCGAGCTAGAGCCGGGCAAGAAAGCCCCTCCCCGCCACCCCGATTATACCACAAGACTGCCCACCCAATTGCGGAACATCCAGAAGATTTCGCACCAAATGGGGTTCGACGGGCACTGCGAGTACAAGTTCACCTACGACCTGGACCCGCCGCACAACCGGAACATCCTGGGGTTCATCGACCGGATTATCATCCGGGACGACAAGGCGTGGATTCTCGACTACAAGACGACCAAGAAGGGGCCGTACCGGGAGACTCGGGAAACCATCGTGCGTGACCCGCAGCTTCGGATGTACGCCCGTGTCGTTAACAAAGACTTCGGGATCGCCCCGGAGAACATCAAGTGCGCCCTGTACTACGTTGACGGCGGCGACCTTGTGGGATCGACCTACAGCGAGGAGTCCATCCTGGCGATTGAGCAGGAGCTTCTGCAAGTCTACAAGGACATCCAGAACAAGCCGCCGGAGGCCGCTCGTGGGAAGATCGGCCCGCACTGTACCCGGTGCGAGTACAACAACATGTGTACGTTCTACCAGAACAGTGCATACGGCAAGGCGGGCGGCGTCTCGGCCTCGGAGGCGTGGGACGGCGACCTGAGCAAGCTCGGCAGAACCAACCTACTGTAAAGGAATATCATGAACGAAACGATTGTGTGCCCGACGTACATCCTGACCGACACGACGCAGATTGCTTGTCACGGGATGAGCTTCCCGTCGGTCGAAGATGCGATTGCTTACGCCAAGCAGTTGCAGGAGTTGGGGCTGTGTCAAACGTTTACCGTCGGAGGTTACTCCGACGGCAAGTACGTTAACGTCTTTACTTCTTCCCCGGAGTCGGGATATAGTCCGGCGGATACTGTCCTTGCGGGTTGTTTCGGTCTTTGATCGGAATACGGCGAACCGGATTCTGACCAACCTCGTTCAACCAGTCGTACCCGTTGATCTTATTCTGATTACGGACGGTTCCTAGTGGGGTGAACAGGCCGATGCCGTTGCCGGTCTTATCGGACGTACCCCAACAGATACCGACGTAATACCCGTCGTCACTCATCAGCCCGCCGCCGGACCGCCCCGGCCGTGGGCTGTTGTTCTTCGTAATCAAATCCTGGTACTGGCCCCGAGCGGCCTGCATACCGACGACCTGTACTTCGTAGTGGGCAACTTCCCGCCCGCCGTCACATCCGACCGAGTGCAACTGCGTCCCTGCGTTGAGGGTGTAGTTCTCAGGGGCAATCGGGAAGTAGTCCGGTGCGTAGTCCGGGTTGAACTTCACGAGGCTGCTGTCCCGACCACGGTCGTTGCAGTAGTACAGCACGGTGCCCTTGTAGGTCTTCGTTTGCGGAAGCTTGTTCATGTTCTGATACCAGATGATGATCTCGCATTCCACGTTCTTCTTCTTAGCCTCCTCGCCAGACATGTTCCCGTTCCACAAGTGGCCGCAGGACTGGACGTAGGCGGTGTTATCCTTCGTGTCGTAGTAGACGATGGTGCCTGAACCGGACGCCCCACGGACGCCGATCTTCACCGACGGTGCGAGCCACTTGCGCACGGCCTCGTCCCGCTGTTCGATGGGAGCCATGTTGCTCCCATAGATCGCAAGCGGGTGGTCCGGCACAACAGGCATGCCCTCGATCAATTGAAAGTTCCCGTAGTCACGCTGAACCACGGGCGGCTTTACTTGTTTATCTGAGACGACCACGATGGTCATGCACAGTAAACTCAGGGCGATGGACGTAATGGCAATAGCTATTTTCTTCATAGCGCCCTCCTTCTCACCGGATAGCTATGACTAATAACACCCAACCTCTCACCCTCGCCGTTCATCACCTGATTCACCTGACTCGGGAGCAGCGGTACGCACTTCACGCAGGAGAACAAGTGAAAACGGTGGGCGTGAGCGTCCCGGTGTGGTTCATCGGCGAGAACTCGACCGAACCGGCCAAAGAAGTGTTCTGTAACTACTACCTGTCGAACCCGAAGGGCGACTTCCCGATTGGGATAAGAAAAGACGGCTATTCGATCCCGCTGCCGCACAAGCCCGCCCCGCCGCTACCGGAAGTAACGGACGAGGAGTGGTTCAGGATGAACAAGGAGGAGCGGGCGGCTTACGATGAGCAGGTGAAACCGGGGTTCACGTCGGAGAACTTGCTGGACATCCCGGACGGCGGCAGCAAGTTCCTGTACTACCGTGAACACAACAGGATCAAGCACGAAGGGCGGTGGCTGACCATCATCCACTTCGTACAGATATCGGACATGGCGGACCTGACGGAATCTCTTACTCTACAGGACAGTCCCGAAGCTGAATCGCCAGCCGAAGAGTGACCGTCTCGCCGTCGTTAACGGTGATCGGCGTCTGGATCGTGGCCGTGGCGATGAGGAAGCCCGTGTTGTCCGTGCGGTCCGTCAGGAAGAGGTTCTGCACCGGCCCCCAGCTACCGCCTGCCGCCTGGAACGCCACGATGGGCGACACGGCCCGGAAGTGACTGCTGTCTTCCACTACCGTGAAGTCACCGGCCGAGCTAATCGGCTGCCTCGTATAGCCGTTCGCCGTCGGCTCTGCGATCAGGCTGTCCATCGTGTCCGAGGCCACCGGGGTCTGGCGGTTGTCCAGACCCATGTAGAAATTCTCGGGGATGATATTACTGACCCGCCCGCCGTTGAATGCGGCCCGTAGGACGAACTCTTCGCCGTCGTTGTGGAGCAGGTTGAGGATGTTCTTCTGCTCCCAGATTACTTTACCGTCTCGAATGTGTTGGATTTCCAACACCTTCATGATGCCACGCCAGTTTGGATTACTCATGACAATATATGAGTATGCTGAGTTTCAAATCGTGGTTCTTGAAAGAAGTGGGGGACGGCGGATACGCCGAGCCGATGAAGGAACTGCCGAACCTGTTCTTTAAGGCGAATCCGGGTGAAATCAGGCCGAAAGAGTACCCGCCGAAGGGTCCGCAGACGGCGACTTCGAAGTATGTTCTGAAACAAGACCCGAACAAGAAGGCGATGCGTCCCGAGCCGAATATCGGTCTAAGTAGACAGGGCTAAACGCCAACTCTCCCGCCACGCCCCGCTCGGTCAGCTTCATCATGCTCTCGGGCATGATGATCCGCTTCCAGAGCAGCCAGTGCGTCCACAGGTACTTGTCCTTCCGTGCGAAGTCCTTCGCATTCATCCGCACGAGTTCTTCTTCCAGTTCGTCCCAGGCGGCTCCCTTGCTCTCAGTGAAGGGGAGCATGTAGATTTCGTAGAACGCACGCCACAGCCAGCTTTCCTTGACGCTGCGGTGGTAGCCGCTGTTGAGCAGGTTCAGGGCGTAGTAGTGGTAGACTTCGGACTCGATGGGTCGTCGTGGTGAGTTGAGGGAGGCTTCGACGGGTTCCTCGACATACGAGATCGGGTGCATGCCATCGATCACGATGCGAGGGTCACTGAACATCGCACTGGACTTGATGACAAACTCATCGCAGGGCGGTAGGGCGGCTTTGGTGTCGGTTCGGTCGATCAGATAGCGGCGAACCAGAAGCTTCGTATTACCCTTCCGGTCGAACGTGAGAGCAACCCGCTCAGCCCCTTCGAGGAACAGGCTGAGCGGGTATTCCACCATATCTTCGACGATGCGGTGACGGATCAGGTACTCCATGCCAAGCGTCATGGATTACTCATCCTCTTCGTCGTCGTCCAGGTCCGAGTCGAAGTCGTCGTCATCGTCGTCATCGAGATCGGAGTCCCAATCGTCGTCGTCGTCATCATCGAAGTCATCGTCATCGTCGAAGTCGTCGTCGTCTAGGTCCGAGTCCCAATCGTCGTCATCGTCGAGATCGGAATCCCAATCGTCGTCGTCGTCCAGGTCGCTGTCGAAGTCGTCGTCATCATCGTCGTCGAGATCGGAGTCGTAGAACTCGTCATCGTCGTCGTCATCATCCACGGAGGCCGTCATGAACGACCCCTCGTGGCGGGCCAGGATTTCGTCTTCCAGGGCTTCGTTGAACAGATCGGACATCACCGAACCTCCGTGCTTGGTTGGACCGAACTTAAGGTAGTGTTACTTAACCACCTTGTACCGTGTAAAGCAACCCCGTTTCACTTCGGGTTTCTTAGGTTCTACCACGTTCGTGTTTTGTTGGCAACCACATCCTGCGTTATTTTGCGGTTTGTATCTTCTCATGTACTCGGGAGAAGATTTAGCCGGTTGGCGGCAGCCGCATCCGCAGGCAAAGTGCGATCTCGTGATCTTGTTGTCACAAACCTCGAACGGGGTGAACTCCGATTGAGATACTTTACCTCGGGTGTGGAGGTAATGCAACGCCGCACCTAGCTCCTCGCCGTCTTCTTCAGGAACGTGGCAGTGGAACTGGTGGAGCGGGTTGTGGCCGCTCTGTGCGGAAACGCAGAGATCGCAGGCCCGAACCAACTTTGGGGCCGAAGGTTGTTCCGAAACTGCCTGGGCCTGGACGCCCGAAATGATCTGGCGGTCTTGGAAAACCTCCCACATCATGTCGTGGTACGGCCGGAGCGGGCTGGTGTAGTCGGCCCACAGGAGGGTGTTGGCGAACGAGGCGTACAGTTTGTTGCTCAAAGGCATGTAGCGGATCGCCCGAAGAACATACCGCATCATCGTGTCACGGGCCACCTTGATCGCCCCTGCCTGCCCGTGGGCGTTGATGTTTGTCTCATAAATTCGGACGAAACAGTCGTACAGTGCCCCGCTCATGACACGGGAGAAGCTGTGGGGTTCGCCCGTCAGTACAGTGTCCGGGCCGTCCGTACCCAGCAGGGCTGGCGGGGTGTACTTGTAGCCGTTGTACGCACACCGTAGGTAGTTCTGGCTCAACCGACCCTTCCCCTGCTTCTGGTGCCAGATGACAAGGCCGAACTCTTCTGCGAGGTTGCTGCACAAGTTGCCCGTGCGGAGGTTGCCCCCGGTTTGATTCAGTAAATAGGCGATGGCCTCGTCGCACATGATTGCGTTCATGGCGGACCAGAAGTCCCCGAACGCTTCGTGGAATGCCCATACCTCCAGTGAAACCATGTTCCACAACTCCGGGCGGTAGGAGTCGAGGATGGCGTGGCCGAGTTCGTGGGATACCACGTCGGCCGAGTCGGCACAGAAGAAGGTCTTATTCGTCACCGGGTCTACGTCGTAGAAGAACGCAAGGTTCCGCCGGTCGTAGAAGGCGTTCATCATCTGTCCGGCCCGTGGGATCACGTTCAGTTGAGAAACAGCGGCCCACCGGGTTATCGGGGCGTCCGACGAGTAAAGGTTGACGTTGTTGATGCCGTTGGCGACGGTGACGTACACGCCACCGGCCTGTGCCCCGACGGTGCCGAGGGCGAAGCCGGGGCCGGTGTAACCGATCACCTTGAAGGCGGGCTTTGCCGGGACGACTGGCGGCACGACTTCCTTAACCAGCGTCGGGTTCACCGGATCGCTGAGGTAGTATTTGATCGTTTTCGGAGCGGCCGGTGTGCCGACCTTTCGGGTCACGGTCGAAGGCGTGACCACTTTCTTACGGATGACGGGCGTCCGTTTTACAACGAAACGCATGGCCTGATTCTCATCTAGGCGGCGAAGTTTGTGTAACCAATCCATAGAAATCTCCTCCTACCCTAGATATTATTATGAACCCCAAAGAGATAATGATTGCCGAGAAGCGTCAGATCGAGGCCACCCGGAAGAACCTGATGGGTGCCAGCGGTAAGCTCGGCATGATCGCCAAGACGCTCGGGACGCCGATCCAGCGGCAGGGCAGTCCGTTGTTTGATATGTCGTACCTGGACGACCCGTTCGCCCTGCACGACCCGGACGAGATTCCGATGTTCAACGGCACCCAGGACTACGTTGTTACGGAAGGCTTCCTGTTCGACGGGACGACCAGCGGCATCCACATGGAGATCAAGCTGATGGCGGCTGAGAACAAGCTGCGGGTGACGTGGAAGGGCCACACCGTCTTCGAGGAGAAAGCGGGCGACCTGCTCGGGTATGTACCGAGTGAAGAGTGGGAGGGCTGGGTGGACAAGCTCTACAAGCGGGCCAAAGAGAAAGGCCAGCGTGAGATGGAGCGACTGAAGCCCGAGATCGAGGAGCAGACCAAGAACCAGTTAGGTCGGTTCATGGATCGGCTTCGTCAACGCTGGGGCATATAAGTGGTCGAACATCCCGGCGATGTCCTCGTCGGGGACGACCGGGATTTCCGGGACCGATTGAAGCTCCAGATAAACGAACGGCCCGCTCTGTTGAGCGGGCCGTACTTCTGTTATACCTGGAGGAAAGTTAACGAGTTCGTATTTCCACATGGTTACTGGCCGAACAACAAGTAGCCGAAGAAGCCGACTTGTGCGATCAGTGCGATAACCATGACGCCGATCCAGAGGGCGTCATTCTTTTTCTTGGCAGCAACGTTTTCTTCCACAACGCTCTGCGCCCGGAACAGCGGCTTCGGAGCCGGGGCGGGCTGCTGAACGGCGACCTGCTGGGGCTTTGCAGCCGCAACACCGGCGACGACAGCCTGGGTTACTACATCGATCAAGTCCTTCTTCGTAGCATAATTGAGTGCCCCGATCTCAGACTTGTCGGTCTTTGCGATGTGTTCACGAAGTTCCATCTTCACGTTCGGCTCGGTCGAGAGAACCTTCACTTCGACGACTTCGCCGTCCTTGATGGTTTCGACCTTCTGCTCGTGAACGACTTCCTTTTTCTTTTCCGTGATACGCTTTTCGAGCTTCAGCGGCAGCTTTTCTTGTACGAAGACTTCTACAACCTTCTCACCGGCTGGGTTGAGAGTGATGTGACGCTCGGCCATCCGGCCGTCTTCCAGCGTGAACTTCTCGACGGTTTTGGTTACTTTGTTGTCCATATCCCCCTCCGAGGTTGACTATGCACAATCTGAAAGAGTTGTGCGACAACGATATTTATGCCGCATCGGTAGGAATTCTACCGTGCGGCATAGTAGGAAAGGGAAGTTGCTTAATAACCTCACGCACCGTTCTTGACCAGATCGAACATCTCGGCCCTGGTCAGGGTGCTTTCGCTGTCGTTGCGGTTGTAGTTCTGACGGTTCTTACGGAGGCGGCTGTAGTCGCCGAACTTGGCGATCCGGTCCTTGCGGTAGCTGCGGATCACGGCGTCCCCGTAACTGCGGATGGTCTTGCCTTCACGCAGTTCGTAGCCGGTCAACATGGTCGGGGTTTCGTCCACAATCAGCACCGTCCGGCGGATCGGGTGGCTGTGGCTGCCCTGGTAGTAAAATCGGGCCACCGGCATGCTCGATACCGGCTCGTACTGCTTCGTCGTCTCAGTCCTGCGTTGCGTCCTTGCGTTAGACATTGGTCACTCCTTTTGTTTGCCAAGCGTCTCGTAGAGATTCTTGGCATATTCCAAGTCTCCCAATCTTTTATTCGCAAAACGGTCATCTGTCAAGGGGACTTCGTACACCAAGTAGTCCTTAATGAATCTTGGCGTGGCCGGTCGGCCGTGCCCCTCCTCGACTTCCACTTCCGCCATTGCGAAGTACAGGCATTGTAGCGGGTCGTAGAAGAAATCCAACTCCCACTTGTGCCCTACACTGTCTTCGAGTTCGTAGCGGTATTTCTTTAGCTTTCCGATGCAGGTTGCCCAGAGTTCCTGGCCGTCCCGCTCGTCCAGTTTTTGTTCTAATTCGATGACCCGATCCCCGACCTTCTGCTTGTAAGTGAAGAAATACTTCTTCTTCCCGCTGTCCTTCGTCACCACCCGGATTCTGGCCGAAACCCCCTTGTTGAACACCGTGTACCCCTGCTCTATCTCCTCGACCTTCTTCGCCAGTCGCTTAGCGTTGTCCAGGGCATCCTTGCGGATCACATACTTGTACTCGTGTTCGGTCGGCATCAGTCGTCCTCTCGGTAGGAATCGCTCCAGCAGTTGACCCGCTCGTGGCCGTCGTCGTAGTCCTCGACTTCGGCAAAGACTTTCACTTTGACCACCTTCAACCCGTGAATGTGGCCGTAGTAGGACTCCGGGTAGGAGTCGTCTTTGTGAACTTCGTGCAGTGCCCGAACGCAGTCGATCAAGTCCTTCTGCGTGCGAAAGGCGAGGCTTTCCGACCGGGGGTGATAGTACCAGTCGGAGAAGCCTTCAACGAGGTAGTTAAGCGGCCAGTCGCCCTTCTTGTTGTAATCGTATTCCGATTCTTTAACGACCTTCCAGCCCCGGTTCTCCATCAGCCACAGAGCCATCTCCGTGTCGATGTGGAACCCGCCGTACTTTCGGTGAAGGACGACTTCCATCTCGAAAACCGGGCCTGACTTGTCGAACATTTTACAACCTCGCAAGCATCATCTGGACTTCATGCACCGTCTTGTGCGAGTCCATGATCTGATCCTCGTAGAAGATGTGGAGAAGCTGGCCGAACGGTCCCGGCCACCCTTCCGTCTCTTTCAAACGATCTGAGAAGATGGTAACGACTTCTTTCTCCATTAGCAAGACTTGTTGCAGAATCTCCTTCGGCCCGCCGTTGACGTAGCTCGGCAGGTTTTCGGTGACTTGTTTCGGTAAAAGCGGCACGCCGCCGTGGGCCAGGATTTGATCCGTGAACTCCCGGACGTGTTTCAACTCGCTCTGAGCCTCTTCGAAAAGGAACTCGCTGATCTCGTGCCGGTGCAGGCCGGTGACGAGGGCACTGGAGTGGAGGTAGAACAGCATGTGCTGGTACTCCCGCTTCAGGTCTTCGTTCATCAATGCAAGGAATTCTTCTTGAGTCATTCTTTTCACTTCCTGTTTGAGTTCACGCCCAGCACTTGCTGGTCGTACTGGTATACCAAATCCATGCCCGTCTTGGCAACCGCTACGAGGCCGTCGAAGTTAATCAACGCCACCTTATCGGTCGCCCGGTGGTACTGCGGGTGCATCCCCGTGAAGAAGAAGCACACCGGAATCCCCCGGTCGTAGAACGGGGCGTGGTCGCTGTTCCCCTGGCCGTCGCCGGTCTTCGGGTCGAGCGTCTTGATCGGCGGGTACTTGCCGTCGAGTTTCTGCAACAAGCTGGTGACGGTGGCGGACTTGCGTGCCCCGACGCACTCGACGTAGCCGTTGTCCTTCAGCCGACCGATCATGTCATAGTTCACCATCAGGTCGATCTTCTTCAACTTGTCGGCCCCGAGTTGCGAGACGTAGTGCTTCGACCCGAGCAGCCCCATCTCCTCGCCGCTGAACAGCACGAAGATGATGCCGTGCCGCAGGGGAGGCAGCTTACTCATCGCCTGTGCCGTCAGTAAAACCCCCGTCGTGCCCGAGCCGTTGTCGTCGGCACCGGGGTGAATGGCGATGCCCTGGTCGAGTGCCATCGCCGGGCCGTAGCCGACGTGATCCAAGTGGGCACCCACGATGATCCAGTAGTCGGTCGTCCCCGGCTTGTAGGCGATCACGTTCTGCGTGAAGTCGTCGCCCTGTTCGCCCTTCGGTCCGGGGTTGACCCGTCGGATGTTGAACTTTTGCAATTCGGTTTTGTAACCCCAGCCCTCGAACTTCTTTTGGGCGAAGGCGGCGGCGAGCTTGTTGCCCGCCTTGCCGGACATCCGCCCTTCGAGTTCATCGGACGTGAGGTAGGTCAGCCATTCTGTAGCGTCGGCCTTGTTGACGAGGGCGAGTGCGTCGTCGAACGTGTACGTCTTCGGCCCGACCGGAGGTACGGGCGAGACAGGTTGCACCGGAGTAACCGGACCGGCTTGCGGCCCGTATTTGCTCTCGGGTTGTTTCTTGTGTGATTGTTTGTAAAGGTAGAGGCCACCCGTCATCAGCGTGCTGAAGATCAAGGCGACGAATAGAAGTTTCTTCATTTGCCCCTCTGGCGTAAATGCCCCATAAGTTAGTTCAAAAATGAACGTTTCTTATTATCTACTTCCAGGTAACTGAAAGGCTCTATGATTTAAGGAACACCAAATGCCATACAAACCGCAAGATGCTGTAGACCCGAACTGGAGGGGCAAGTACGACTCTCTGGAGGCGTTTTACAAAGACAACTACCCGGACGACTACTACGAGTTTGAGAAGTTCGAGTACACCATCGACCCGATGGAGACGGAAGACTCCATCGAGGCTTACGACGAGAAGCGGCAGCAGCTAGAGATCAAACGTTGCGCCCTCTCGTTCAACTACTTCTGCCACAAGTACGTTAAGATCGCCCACCCGAAGAAGGGTCTTCTGCCCTTCATCACCTACGCCTACCAGCGTTACGCAATCCGCAAGTACGACGAACACCGCTTCAACATCATCCGTAAGTTCCGGCAGGGCGGTCTGACTACGGTCACGACCATCTGGGCACTCTGGCGGTGTTTGTTCAAGATGGACGAAACGATCATGGTCGTGTCGAAGACCGACCGTGAGGCCATCGCCGCCGGTGAAATCGTGAAGCGGGCCATCGAGGAGCTACCGAGTTGGATGGCCCCGGTGATGGAGAAGAACAACGACCACCAGAAGATTTTCAACGACACGGGCTGCAAGCTGTTCTTCTACACCCCGGAAGCTGCCCGTGGTCGTGCTATCTCCTACCTCATCATCGACGAGGCGGCGTTCATCCCGAACATGCACAAGTTCTGGAACGACGTGTTCCCGACGATTAGCACGGGTGGTAGCGTTATCGTCGTCTCCACGGTGAACGGCGTCGGCAACTGGTACGAGGAAATGTACCACCAAGCCGAGCGGGGCGAGAACGACTTCAACATCATCCAGTTGGATTACAAGCAACACCCGGAATACAACGACGACGAGTGGGTGAAGGTCATCCGCTCGCAGCTTGGCGAGAAGGGCTTCGCCCAGGAAGTCTTGGGCGACTTCCTCGGTGGTGGTGACACGTTCATCCCGTCCAACATCCTGAACGACCTGGACTTGGCGGTCCGGGAGATCGAACCCGTCCGCTATCTGTTCGAGGATTGGGCGAACAAGGCGACCAAGTTCCAGGCCCGAGCGGACAAAGCCGCCATGTTGGTCTGGCGGGAACCGATTGAAGGCCGGGAGTACATCATGGGCGTGGACGCCGCCGAAGGCGTCGGCGACGACGGCGACAACTCCACGATTGAGGTTATCGACGCCAACACGGGCGAGCAGTGCGCTCAGTTCTACAGCAACAACTGTCCGCTGCACATCTTCTCGCAGATCGTGGCCCAGGTCGGGATCATGTACAACACCGCCCTGTGCGTGGTCGAAAAGGAAAAGTGCGGCCTGACCGTGTTGAGTAAGCTCGAACACGACCTGGACTACGAGAACCTGTACTACGACGAGAACCACCAAGCCGGGCTGAAGACGACCAAGAACAGTCGGCCGATGCTGCTGGAAACCCTCCAGACCCGGTTGTTGATGAAGTCCATCATCCTCCGCAGCCGCCGGACGGTGTACGAGTTGAAGCACTTCATCTTCAACAAGGCGACGAAGAAGGCCGAGGCACCGAAGGGCTACCACGACGACTCGATCATGAGCCTGTGTTTCGCCCTGTACATCCGGGAAATCTCCGGCCGGTCCGCCCCGATTGTCGGCGACGGCATGCCGGAGGAGTTGACCGAGACGTTCAAGGCGAAGGTGTACGAGGAAATCAAGAAAGAACTCGAAAGAGGGGCACCGGAAACTTGGTTAAGTCCGCAGGACTTGTACAAGGACGAGTTCGACGTGGAAGTGGACGAGGCCGTGAAGAAAGAATACAAACGGCCGTTCGACACGCTGTTCAAGGAATTCGGGTGGTAACATGAAAGAAAAGAAAATACAAGAAGCTCTGGCCCATAGCCAGCACGCCGTTCGGGTACTCAGTCAATTGGCCCAGGGCAGCCAGGAACTCCGGGAGGCTTACGGCCACCTGAAGATGGCGGTTCAGAAAATGGAACACCAAGCCCACAAGGCTGCCAAACGGCAGGAGGCCAACCAGACCGCCGCCCAACAGTGGTGGGGGACGGTGCAGTCCGGGGCGACGAGCATGGCTGCGACCGCCAACCAGCCGTCGAGCAAGATGGCCGAGCAAGCCGCCATGCGGACGCTTAAGGAACTCGACCGGATGCTCTCCGTGGAGCAGAAGAAGCTCAACGAGTTGGAAAACAAGGTCAAACCTCAGCCGAAGCCGGACCAACAACCGGCCGACGACGGCCCGTCCGACCCGCAATCCGGTCAGGTGTTTTTTGGATGATCCGGCTAGATACCGGAATCATGCCTGCTCGACACGGCTTTTCTTCCGTCTACATCCCGATTACCGGCTCCCTCGCCGAAGCGATCTTAACCTTCGGCGAGGATTCCGTTGGCGAGGGCGACCTGTTCATCGACAACGAGACGCAGTTCTACGGCCGGGAGGACGAACCCCACATCACCGTCGCCTACGGGATGCACGCCGACTCCCCGGAGGAGATCGCCCGCATCTTCGAGAAGCACTTGCCGTTCACGGTCACGCTCGGTCAGGTTGACATGTTCAACCGGATGGAGTTCGACGTACTCATCATCCGGGTACACGGCAGGCAACTTCACGAACTCCACCACGAAGTCATGAAGGCGACCAAGACCACATCCAAGTTCAAATACTACGAGCCGCACTGCACTCTGGCGTACATCCAGAAGGGGAAGTGTAAAGACATGCTGGGGGACGAGACGTTCGTGGACGTGGAGTTGGAAGTCGAGAAGCTGGTCTTCTCGAACAAGGTCGGGGTTAAGACAACTCTGCCGTTGGGAAAGCGGCCCTCACTAACTTGACCAGCCGGGGCGACTGCTCTCCGGGTTCACTGATGACAAGTGCCTTCTTGCGTGCGACGAACTGGCTGATGCCCGTCAGCCGGTTGACGTAGTAGTCCTGTGCCCTCTCCCGGTACACACCTTTCAGTATGTCCTCGCACACCTTAGTGGTGCTGACGTAGGCGATCACGTCCACGAACGGTAACAGGAACCGACTCAACCCGGCGTTGTCGAGGATCACGTCGCCCCAGACGGCGGCGGCGTTCTTGGCGTGGTGGGGCAATGAGCGGAGATATTGCAGGTCGTCGTAACTCTGATACTGAGTGCCGTTACAGAACAGATGGACGTTGGGCCGGACGGCGTAGATGGCTTCTTTGAGGGAGGCGATCTCTGCCCCGGTGTGGGTCAGAACGAATAAAACGTTGCGCATATACAGAGAAATAGGGTGTTTGTTAATACCTAACTCCAGGTAACAGTCTACAGGAGTTTCATTTATGGCTTGGTACGATTTCTTCAAGCTTTTTACACGGGCGTTCCAGAACGACCCGCTCGCCCAGAAAGACGGGCGGGACTTCCCGAACGCCGGTGTTTCACAACCGGACGCCATGCCCGACGTGCGGGCGATGGCCGACGGCACGCTGGGTGGCCGTGGGTCCGTTCGCCTTCGTGACACGAACGAGATGGTTGACCTGTCCACGGTCACGAACCGCCTCCACCGTTATAAAGAGTACGAGCGGTTGCGAAACATGCCCGAGATCGAGATGGCGATGACCGTCTTCGCCGACGAGGCGTGTCTGGCGGGCGATACTAAGATCGCTACCCCGGCATACGACGGGGGGTTTCGCACTCTCGAATGGCTCGCAGAGAACAAGAAGGGCGAACGCTTCCTGGTATATTGCTGGGACTTCGCAAAAGAAGACTACACGTTGGGCTGGGCCTACGACCCCCGGCTCGTTAAGGAAGAGGAAACCGTCCGGGTCATGCTCGACGACGGTAGCTCGTTCGTCGCCACCCGTGACCACCGTATCTTGACTAAGGATCAGAAGTGGCGGAACGCAGGCGAACTGAAGGAAGGCGACCTGCTGATGCCGTTCTACCGGGTGAACCCTCGGGTCGGCGAGGATCAGCCGAAGGTCCGCCAGTTCCCCCGAATCTTCACCAACCGCAAGGGGTGGATCAACGAGCGGCAGTTCGTGGACGAATGGAAGACCGGCCGGGACGACCCGTTCTACGAGAAGGGTAACAAGTTCTGCCGAATGCTGTGCGAGGGCTTGACCGTCCGTCAAATCTACGGCGGCGGGCACGGCGACTTCGACACGATCAAACGGCACATGGAGAAGTGCGGGTTTAGTAACGCTGAACTCAAACAACTGGCGAAGAAGGAACCGGCTCGGCGGGTGATCGGGGTTGCCCCGAACGGCGTCCAGAAGGTGTACGACCTGTCGGTTGAGAAGCACGAGAACTTCTGCACGGATTGGGGTGTAGCCCACAACTGCCAGAAGGACGACAGCGGCCGGGCGTTCCAGATCGTTTGCAAGAACCAGGACATTCAAGAAGAACTGGAGTTCCTGTGCTTCCACCGCAAGATGCTGAACCTGGATCAGAAGAAGTGCTGGAACCGGGCGAAGCAGTTGTTCATCAACGGCGACGACTTCTGGGAAGTCGTGATCGACCCGGAGAACCCGTCTCGGGGCATCGTTAACATCGTCCCGCTCCCGCCGGACACGATGTACCGTATTGAAACCACGAAGGGGCGGCTGGTCGAGTTCCAGCAGTCTAAAGAAGGCCCGGACTACGATTCGCTGGCCCGTGTCGAGGTTACGAAAGCGACTGACCTGGACTTGATGCAGGCGAAGGCCATCCGGTTTGCGCCTCAGCAGATCGTCCACATCCGTATCGGCGACGACCGGAAGACGTTCTACCCGTATGGTGTTTCACTGATCGAAGCCGCCCGTGGCCCGGCCCACCAGTTGCGGCTGATGGAAGACGCCATGTTGGTGTATCGGTTGACCCGTGCCCCAGAACGGCGTGTGTTCTATATTGATACACAACAGTACAGCGGTGCCCGTGCCGAAGCCTTCATCGAGCGGATGAAGGATCAGTTCAAGAAGAAGAAGGTTCCGAAGCAGTTCAACGCCGAAGGGGCGAGTGCGGTTGAAGAACGGTGGCACGCACCGGCTGCGGACGAGGACTACTGGATTCCGATCCGGCCGAACTCGAACACCCGTATCGAAACCCTCCCAGGGGCACAGAACTTGGGCGAAATCGACGATACGGTCTACTTCCGTAACAAGCTGTTCGTGTCGATGAACTTCCCGAAGAACTACTTCAACAACGAGGACGCCCAGGCGACCAGAATCAGCCTGTCCGCCCAGGACGTGAAGTTCGCCCGGATGATCGAGCGGCTTCAGAGCCACATGGAAGACGGGCTGTGGGAACTGTGTGACCGCCACCTGAAGCTCCGTGGGTATCCCGAGGAGATGTACGAAGACCTTGAGATCAAGATGACCCCGCCGAGCGATTGGCGGGAACTCACCCGGTCCGAGGTTGTTACGGCTCGCATCGGTAACGCCGGGTCGTTGAAGGGTTCTCAGTTGATGAGCGACTTCGACATCCTGACGAAGTGGATGAAGTACCCGGACGACGAGGCCAAGATCATGCTGGCCCGGCTGAAGATTCAGAAGATCGAAGACCTGAAGTTGCAGATCATCGCCCAGAACCCGCAGTTGTTGGGTGTTGGTCTACCGTCGGATGACGAACAACAGGTCGGTGCCGAGGCCGGGTTGGGCCAGCCGATGTTGGGCGGCGACCCGATGGCTGGTGGCGGTGCCCCTCCGGGCGGTATGCCACCGGCTCCGGGTGGTGCCCCGATGGGTGGCGCTCCTGGTGCGGCCCCGCCGCCTCCGGGTGGCGGTATGCCTGGGATGAGCATGGCGGCGGAAACCCCGCCTGTGGGTGGCGGTCAGCCGCTCCCCCAACCGGCGTTGGACGACATCGCCAAGTACGACCTGGAGATCAAGGATTACGGGTCGGAGCAGGACGAAGAAGAGATCGACAACTCGGAGATGTAACGAAAGAACCCGGCGAAAGCCGGGTTCTTTTTTAACCTTCGCCGCCGTTGGACCCCCGGTCGGCCATCGGGGCTACAACCTCGTCGGGTTCCTTGTTACGCAAGTCCCCGTCCCGGAATGCGCCCTTCCGCTCGTGGGCCACCTTGTCCATCAACTCTTGGAGTTCCGAGTTGCCCTCGTCGTCGGCTAATTGCTGGAGAAACGTGAAGAATTCGGTGTGGTAGGTACTCACTAATAACTTAGCGAGATTCTTCAGGTCGTTTTCGTAGTCTCCAGCCTTGTCTTGGTCGAGGCCGTACTTCGCTCCAAATGACTCCCGATGCTGCCTGACCCAATCTTTGAATTTGCCCATGATGCCTCTGAAAAAACGACCGTGCGGCATAACTACAGGTTAGTAGGCATTATTTGCCGCCACCGTATATAAGCGAACGTACCGTCAAATCGGCCGCACGGACCATAGATAATAGCGAGAGTGGCAAACATTATCGAGGAGTTAAGAGATATGCGACGTAAACTCATCAAGCAAGATGCCTTCGAGCAGATCGCCAATACCTCAATCAATGCAGCAGCTACCGAGTTAGTCGAAGCCGGTGATGTCCTAGCCAAGAAGCTTGGCAAGGGCACTCTCTCGCTTCACTGCTTTAATGAATCCACTGCTGTTTACGAATCGGATGACGAAACCTACGTCCACGCCGGTTACGAGATTGAGAATGGTAAGATCACCTTCCAGAACATCGAGGAACTGGTTGTAGACCACGACTCGAAGAAGGAAAAGCAGAAGGCAATTCTGTCGGAAGTTCTCGATGCCGTTTTGACGGATAACAACGAGAAGGCATCCGAACTGTACAAGGGCTACCTGGGCCTTCACTCGTGGAACGAGTCGAAGAAGATGTTGTTCGGTAAGGACGACAAGAAGGACGGCAAGAAGATGCCGCCGTGGCTCAAGGGCAAGAAGGATAAGGATGGCGATGACGAGAAGGACGGCAAGAAAGTTCCGGCCTTCATGAAGAAGAAGGGCGACAAGAAGGACAAGAAGGGTGACAAGAAGTCCCCGGAGTTCATCAAGAACCTGAAGGGTGCTGGCAAGAAGATCGAGGAAGCTTGGCACGTTGCTAACAACGTCCTGGGCTACGTCGAATTCGTCAACCTCGGCCCGGTTCTGTCTGAGTCCGCAGTCGCTACCGACGACAACGGCAACGTTGTTGGCGTTCAGATTCCGACCGTTAAGGTTCGCAACGAGGGTAAGGTTCTCAAGTTCAACTGGCGCACTCTCAACGAGAAGTGCAAGAGCCTGCGTGAGTCCGCTCTTTCCCTGTGGGAGAACCAGAAGTTCTGCAAGTTGGTTGCGGAACTGAAGAAGCAGAACAACGTCTCCAACCCGCAGGCTCTCGAAGAGTCGCTGGAAGAGATTGTCAAAGAATTCCCGCAAGTCCTCTACGCCACCCAGAGCGAACTCGCTCAGGTGATCGGCGAGTCGCTGCGTCTTGTTGGTGTTACCAACTACGGCGACCGGGACTGTGAATTCTTGGCCGAGGGCGTTCTGCGTCACGCACACGGTTCGTACTCCGAGCGTGTTAACCAAATCCTGCATCTCGCTTCCGCCCCGAAGGTTGAAGAAGGTACTGATCCTTACGAGTTCTTCCAGAGCGTCGTAGAGCAGTTCTTCCCGGCCGTGGACGAGAAGTTCGAGTTGGAGCAGCGTGTGTTCAGCGACTTGTACGAGTCGTTCGAGAACATCTACAAGGCCGCAGACCGTCGTGGCGACCGTGAAACCATGAAGGTTTCCGCCAGCTACCTGAACGATCTGGCCGACGTACTCAACGGCGATGCGAAGGCAGATGTCTCGCTGGCCGAAGAAGCTGCCACCTTCCTCGTTGACTTCATCGAAGCCAACCTGCCGGGTGCTGGTAGCTGGAACGTAAGCAACAAGCCGCACGTCACGGTTGTGGGCGACCACCCGGACATGGCTAAGAAGGCTTCCGTTGACGGCGTGCCGGGCAAGTACAAGGGCGATTGGGGTGACGAAGCCCCGATGATCGGCCAGGACGACAACAACTACAAGGGCAAGCACTCCAAGACCGCACGCAAGTCGTCGTGGGGCAACGAGGGTGGTAGCGATACCTTCCCGAGCTTGAAGAACCCATACGTTCCGAAGCCTTTCGGTGATTACACAATGAAGGGCGAGAAGGGCGTTGATAAGGAAGCAACCGGCCAGCACCACTCGACGTGGCAGTCTAAGGACACTTGGCCGACCCTCCAGAACCCGTATGTCCCGAAGGCCGAGACTCCGAAGTCTTACAAGATGAAGGAAAAAGACCTGATCGTAGACAAGTAATCGAATGGGAAGTCCAACAGGGGGCGGTTCGCCGCCCCCTTATTTTCACAATCTGGAAAGAGGTTAAATGGACAAGATTTTGCTGATCGATTGCTGTGACCACGGCGGGGTTACTCTCAATCTTAATGAATCAACTACCGTGCGCAACGGTAAGACCATCTTCCGTGGTAAGTTCCAAGAAGCGGAAGCCGTCAACAAGAACAAGCGTAGCTACCCATTCGACGTGTTGGACGAGAACGTTCACGGTCTTCAGGCAGCTATCAAGGACCGTCGTCTCATCGGTGAATTGGATCACCCGACGGACTCTATCGTACACTTCGCCAACGCATCTCACCTTGTTACGAAACTGTGGTGGGAGGGCAACATCCTGATGGGTGAGGGCGAAATCCTGAACACCCCCAGCGGCAAGGTTCTTAAGGCACTCCTTGAGGACGGCGTGAAGGTGGGTATTAGCTCCCGTGGCGTAGGCAACGGGAAGGTAAACGAGGACGGCGTACTCGTTATTGGTGAAGGCTACAAGCTTATTACCTTTGACGCTGTTGCTGATCCTTCCACGTTCGATGCCTTCCAAGAGAAGGTTGTATCGGGCCGTCGGAACGAAAGCCGTGAAACGAAGGAAATTGCTAAGAATGTGACTGTGAAAAATGAGAGCAGTCGCATAGATACCACCGTAATCAAAGAGACGTTGATCGCAGCCCTCGGTGGGATCGTGAACTCAAAGGTTGCTGAATAACATAGGCGAGGTTAACAATATGAACAAGGTACTAGAAGCTTTGAAGAAGATTCTGCCTGCCGAGCATGTGCAAGAAGTCGCAACGGCCGTTGAAGCCATGATCGCTGAAGCCGAGGCGAAGATCGAAGCTAAGAAGGAAAAGGAATTCAACGCTAAGCTCCTCGAAGCTTACGACAAGGTTTCGGCTGAACTGCAAGAAGCAGAAGCAACGGCCGAGACGGGTTACAAGCAAGCTTTCGCTCACATTCAGGAGTTGACTCTGCGTCTGGAACGCCAGCAGGAAGAGTTCGACAACCTGATGGACGAGGGCTTCAGCGAAGCATACGAGATGCTGGAGAAGGAACAGGCCAAGAACAACAATCTCGAAGTCGAGATGTACGAAGAGTTCAACAACCGCCTGAAGCGGATGAAGGACATGTTCGTCGAGAAGTTCGACCAGTTCAGCCAAATCCAGTACGCCGAAATCTACGAAGCCGCTCGTCGGGACATCATGAATGACCCACGGATGGTGGAACACAAGGTCGCTCTGGACAAGATCATCGACATCGTTGGCAACTACGTTAGCGAAGAAGACTTCGCTGGTGTAAACAGCACGAAGGTCAATGAGGCGTTCAAGGCGGTCGAAGACCTGAAGGGTCAAGTCCGGGTGCTGGAAGCCCGTAACGTGCGTCTGTCCACTCAGAACAACAAGCTCAACGAGCAGGTTCGTGAGATGAACAACATGCTTACGGAAAGCACCAAAGTTGAAAAGCAAGAACGGAAGCGAGTAGCAGGAACAGCAAGTGGGCGTGGAAGCAAGGTGCTTGGTGGTAAGGAGCAGATCATTGCCGAATACCACAATCCGCAGGCACAACAACAAGATGATGACGGTCAATCGTTGGTTGAAAACAACGCAGCGTTGGAAGACCTGCTCGCTCTCGCCGGTTTGACGGAGCAAAAGTAAGGTTCACTAACACTGAGAAATAAAGGAAACATAACCTATGATGAATTCCCGATTCTTGAACGAAGCTAAGGCCATCGAACAAAAGTGGGCCAAGACTAAGCTTCTCAACAAGATTGAAGACCGCTTCACTCGTTCCGCCACTGCTGTTCTTCTGGAAAACCAGTGGTTGATGAATGAAGCGATGACGGATACGGGCGACATTGCCAGCTTCAAGCGTATTAGCATTCCGCTGGTTCGCCGTATCTACCCGCAGTTGATTGCGAACAAGATTGTGTCGGTTCAGCCGCTTCTCGGCCCGACGGGTCTTGTGTACTACCTCCGCTTCCGCTACTCGTCCAACAAGGGCGGCATGCGTGGCGCAAGCCTCCAGGGCGGCTACCCGAGCGACGACGCAGCATCGCTGCAACAGTTGGCTTCCGGTGACGGCAACCTGGAAATCTACTACACCCACCAGTTCGTACAGAACGAAGTTTCTTCGACGCATCCGGGTGGTAGCAGCGTAGCAGCAGTGTACGCACCGCTGGAACACACTCCGGTTCTTCCGGGTGCGTTCACCGGCACCGTGTACGACGGCAGCACCGCAATCCAGACCTTCATTGTGTCCACGTCTGGCGTGTTCACCTTCACGGACATCGGCACCCCGACCGTCAAGGCTCAGTCGAGCGGTTCGTCCATCGACCTGAACACCGGCGAAGTTGTTCTGCAATGGACCGGCGGCGATCCTGGTGACAACCACTTCGTTGCCTCCTACGAGTACAACATGGAGTGCAACCAAGACCTTCCTGAAGTCAACCTCGTCGTTGAGTCGGAAGAAATCGCAGCCAAGACCCGTAAGTTGAAGGCTGTGTGGAGCTACGAGGCTCAGCAAGACCTGCGTTCCCAGCACAACCTGGACGCCGAAGCTGAGTTGACGAGCGTCCTGGCTCAAGAAATTAACCTTGAAATCGACCGTGAAGTCCTCACCGACTTGCGTAACAACGCCGGTACGATTGCAGTGTGGGACTTCAACACCGCACTCGGCGACACGATCAAGGAAAAGTACGAGTCGCTGTACGTCAAGGTTGTGGAAGTTTCCAACGTCGTTCACCGTAAGACCCTCCGTGGCGGGTGCAACTGGCTCGTGACTTCCCCGGAAGTTGCGTCCGTCTTCGAAACGGCAACCGCTGGTTTCGCACCGGCTCCTTCGGACACCTTCACGAGCAGCCTCGGCGTCCAGTACGTCGGCACCGTGAACAACCGTTGGCGTCTGTACAAAGACCCGCTGTTCCCGACGGGCCAAATCCTCATGGGTTACAAGGGCGACAGCTACATGGATAGCGGCTACTTCTACTGCCCGTATGTTCCTCTTACGCAAACCCCGGTCGTTCTCGACCCGGAAAGCTTCTGCCCTCGGAAGGGTATCCTCACCCGGTACGGCAAGAAGTTGCTGCGTGAAGGGGCAAAATTCTACGCAAGAATGTCGATTGCCAACTTCGTTGTGTAATGCGATGGCTGCGTAGCAGCAAACTAAAGAACCCGGCCGAAAGGCCGGGTTTTCTTTTTGTAAGTTCTATGCCCGTGTGTTATCATATGGCATGTCAAGACCCAAGTTCATTAAGATCACTGACGAAGATTTGAAGCAGTTCTGTGAATCAAAAGGCACGCAGTTCGTCCGTTCTTGGATTCAGAACAAGAAGACCCGTTTGGAGTACGTCTGCGGGTGCGGTCGGACGTGCGAGGCGTACTGGACGAACTTCAAGAACTATCCGAACTGCAAGAAGTGCGGCTCGAAGAAGATTGCCGGGGTGAACTGCTACATGTACGACCCCGACCGTGAGGCGGTTGCACTGAGGAAAAGGTTCCGCAAGACCTGCGAGCGGCACATCCGCCGGTTCATGAAGGCCAGCGGCCAGAAGAAAACGAAGCACACCCACGAACTCCTCGGCTACACCCCGCAGCATCTTCAGGAACATATTTTGAACCACCCGGAGATGGCCCGGTGCGGAGAAGAGTGGCACATCGATCACATCTGGCCGATCCAGGCGTTCGTCGATCACGGGGTTTTCGACTTGAAATTAGTCAACTCGTTGAGTAACTTGAGGCCAATGCCCGGCAAGGAGAACCTTTCCAAAGCCGACAAGTACGACGAAAAGGAGTTCGAGGCATGGATGCTGAAACAGCAGTGCAGGTTGCCGAACTAAACAGGGTGGAGTCGAAGATCGCTCCAGTGGTTCTGGAGTTTTTCAATCAGCGAAGTCCTGGGTTCGAGTATCACATGGGCGATCTTCAGCAATACGTCGCCGCCAGAGCAGACATCTCACCTGATTCACCGAGCCGTATTCTCCGTGATCTGAAGCGAAAGGGTGAGATCAATTACGAGATCGTCAACCGGCGGCAGTCGCTTTACCGTTTCCTCGGTTTCATTGACGGTCGAAAGGAGAGGCCGCTTCACGAAATTCTTCGTGACATGGGTCTGGAAACACTGGATGAATACTACGTCACAGACGGCTGGGTTCAAAGACGGGAGCGGTATTTCGAAACTCATGAGAGGCGATGCCGTCTTACAGGCCGAACAGACAACATCCAGCTTCACCACATTCGGTACACCAACCTCGGCAACGAACCGGACGCAGACCTTATGCCTCTCTGTGCTGAAGCACATGAGATGCTTCACTTGATCGTGAAGGAATACGGAGTTCCTTTAGAGAAAGCTCATCTCGTGTTCACCGCCATCAGGAACTTCACCCTGGGTGCGTAAAGCAGTGAAAACCAACAACACCCGCCAGAAATGGCGGGTGTTTTCTTTTATAGGCTATGACTCAACTCAAGTTCAAAGGCAAGTTCCAAGAAGCCTCCAACAAGCATCGTGGCCGCTGCTACCCCGACATGCTCCGACAATACTGTGCAGAGAAGCTGGAAAAGCTCGAACAGCGCAAGCCCCCGGTACACGAAAACAAGCTGACGATGCGTCAGGTCTGGACGTGCCCGCTAACCGGCATTGACCACTACTGGCCGCATGACAAGGCTGAACCCGAACCGACATTCACTAAATGTGTCAGATTCGCCTTCACCGGCGAGATCACCATCCCGAAGGACGAAGAATAATGGCATTACTCAAAGGCTTTCCACCCGCACAGCAGATCGGCTGCTTCATTCGGATCACGCCTCGTGATCTGGAATACACCCTGCTCCCACAGGACTTCACCTTCGTCAACGCCGGGCCACGGGGCTTCGTGTTCGACGTGGAGTGTAACCCAGGGCCGATGCAACTCGACCCGGACACCTGCGAACCGAGGTATCTCACCAGTCGGATCGTCATCACCAGGGACGAGCAACACATCTGGCCGATCTGGAGTCCGAATAAAGAACACATGGAGCGGGTACTGCACTCGGCCAAATACTTCCGTAAGGAGCTTAAGGAACGTGGCGAGAAGTACGAACGGTTCTACAACCACTGCAAGGCTCGTAAGCAGTGGGACCGACTTTACGTCGTCCCGGACTGCACCATCGTCATTGATTAACTGTATTGCGGCCTGAGTTCGTCAGCATTCGGAACCGGAAGTTCCGGTTGTGACTCTTCCCACCCTTTCACGAAACCCAAGTACCATTGGTGGAAGTTGGATCGCATGTGGCGGCGCATGTTGCCGTAGACGTAGAACTGGCCGTTTTCGTCGGCGTGCTTACCGGCCTCGTAGCCGCTCATCGCTGCGTCGTTCTTCGGGATGAATGATTGCGTGCGACTCTTAAACTTGGACGGCCAGAGAGCTTGTGGCTTGCCAGAGCCTTGTGGGTGCGCAGTCGGCTGAGGTTGATTATCTTTGAAGTCGGCAAAATCATTCGGGCCTCGGATCACTGAATACCCAGGCGGAACTCTTTCGTCGTTCGGGAACTCCGTTGCGATTTCGGGAGTGCGTGTATGGAAACGGTTCTCCGGCTCTACCGCCAGTCTTTCCATGAATGATCGAAACGTAAGCATGACGTATCTAGTAAAAAACCCGGCCAGTTGGCCGGGTTTTCTTTTAGTACACTACTTTACTTCTGGGCCGGGACGACCGGCGGTTGCAGCTTGTTCATGATCTTCTCTACTTCGGCTGCGAACTCAGCGACATCCAAAGCGATCTGCTTCGTGTCCGTTACAACCTCAGTGTAACGACCGGCCTTGATGTCGGCGATGATCTCCATCAAATCCTTGACGATATCTTCGCCTTCCTTCACAACAGGCACAACCTGTTCTGCCATTTGGGCTTTGCCCTTGATCCAACTCAAAATGCTCATAAGTCCTCCTCAGACTTAAAGGATAACCTATCTATGAATAACAACATTGTCTTCAAGCGGAAGTACCGCTACACCCTCGAAGCCACCCTCCCAGGGGGCAACGTCGAACCCTTCTGGGTTAAGATCGGCTGTCGTCCCACAGACCCCATTGTCACCACGGGCGGGCACAGCGAACAACTCCACGTCATCGTCTACGAGATGGACTTAAACAACGAGTTCTGGAAGGTGATCCAGCCGTCGCTGCACGAGAATGTGCCGTTCGCCCCGGAAGACAAGCTCGGCACGTTTGTACTGAAGATGTACGACGGCTGCGGCATGCTGATGGAAACCCACACGATGAGCGAAGCCTACATCAGCAGTCTCGTCTTCGGTGACACTTACCCGGATGAATACGTCTGCTTCGAGTTCGACGTGCGATACCGCAAGTTGACATCCGTGCCGAACGGCGAGTACAAGTACATCCCGCCGACGTTCGGTGGGCTGGGCCTTTGTGCAATACCGGCCCCGAAGACAAAGTGCCCGAACTGCCAGCACGAGTTCTTCGCCAGCCCGATCCCGAACCCCTCCATCATTTACTGATGAGGAAGTGGCCCTCGACTTCCTGAAGCCACGCCGCCTCGCCCATCATCTTCCTCATGTTCTCGTTGGCCCCTTCGTCCTTGTAGATCGGATTCTCCCGGTAGTCGGCCTCGAACGCCTTGAAGTTGTTCGTGCCCTGTAAGGCACCACTCCAAGCCTGCTCGAACCAGTTGCCGATGCCGTTGGTCGTCGAAAGGGCGAAGCACTTGCCGTCCGTGGACAGCGTGGGGAAGACGCACGGCCACTTCTTGTCGAAGTCCTTAATGAACGCAACCTCGTCGATGATGAGATGCGTCACCAGTCGCCCTCGGCACGCCTCCCATGTGTAGAAATCCATGCGGCTGTCGAGGGCGAACGTCTTCTCGTGCTTCGTGTTCTTCACCACCATCCGGGACATCCACTCCGGCAGGTTGTGGATCGCCCTGGAGACGAGTTCACTAACTTCCTCGGCCTCACGGTAGCTCGGCGACAGTACGAACACCCGCCTTTGCGGCTGGAAGATGCACTGCCACAGCCCGTACAGTGCCGACATGGTGAGGTAGCCAGCCGACCTGAATTTCTTCACTAACACAAATCTGTTTGTGTTATACGAGTCGAGCAGGCGGCGGTGGTAGTCGTGTAACTCGAAGGGCACCATGCCCAGCTTCGGGTGCATGATCTTCAGGTAATGCTGGCTGAAGTGGTCAAAGCTCATCGAGCAGTTGTAGCCCTCTTCCCAGATGGAGTGCGAGATTTTCATACCCTATTGTAGTTTTACTTTTTTACTTCGCAGCAAAAAAGTAAACAAACATCCTATAATACGGTATGACACTAGAAGAAACCATCACCGCCCTCCGGTCGCACCTGGAGGCGTGGTACGAGAAGCGTAAGACCCAGGCCCACGACGGCCGGGAAGTGCCCAAAGCCTACAACGGCATCCAGCCGATCAACCCTCGGGAGTTGAAGACGGCAGCCGACGAGTTCCTGAGCCAGCACCCGGAATGCAAGGAACACGAATTTGACTTGTACTACGACTTCGTGGTGAAGGACGAGAGCTTCACTCCGGGCTGTATCTGCGGGGACGGCTGTGACGTATTCGCCCACGTCACCACGACCGGCGTGAGAGTTCAGGCGATGGATTGGGATAAGCTCGGTCGGCTAGGAGTCGGAGAATGAAGCTCGGCATCTCGTACCCCGTCTTCCACGGCGAGGAGTTTTTGGAATACACGGTCCGAAGCATCCGCAATCAGGTCGATTGGGTCGGGGTTGTCTACCAAGACTTGTCGTTCAATAGCAACCCAGCACGACCCGAGATGATCGAACACCTTCACCGACTCAAGGCCAGCGGTCTGATCGACTGCGTTGCCAAATACGACCCTGACTTTTCACTCCGTTACAAAGTCAACGAGGCCAATGCCAGGAACGTCGGACTGGACTGTGCCATAGCAGCAGGGTGTACGCACCACATCACGGCGGACGTGGACGAGATGTACCTGCCGCACCAGTTGGAGTATGTGAAGAAGAACTTCGGGGATCACGATTGCTGTGTGGCCCACTGCGAGGGGTACTACAAGAAGCCGACCTGGAAGCTGGTGCCGCCACCGGACCAACTGATGCCTATCATTCACACGGTCAACACCCGCTGCGACGTGAACGCCACGTTCCCGGTGCCCCAGGACGACTCACGGAAGATGAAGACGGAGAAGTGTTGGATTCTCCGGCGGGACGAGTTTGTTGTCCACCACATGAGCTACGTCAGGAAGAACCTCGTCGAGAAGATCGAGAACACCACCCACAAGTACAAGAGCCATGCGAAATTCGTGGAAGAGTTTCGTAAATACAACTTAGGAGATAGAGTGCGACTCGCCCCGGACTTCCTCAACCGAAGGACCGTGTTGGTAGAGAACACGTTCAACATTCCCGAGGAAGTATATGACAGCTAGTTCTGTAACAGGAAAGGGACCGGGTTCATCCAACAAGCCGACGCTCGCCGACCTTTCGATTGCCGCCGGTGGCCCCCAGATCGTGATCGCCGACGTTCTTCACACCAGTGCGGTTGACAACGCCAGCCCGCCTGCGTCTGGCGGCACGGTCGTTTTCCCGACCCCGCTGCCCGGTGGTTCGGAGAAGTATGTGGTTAACTTGACGACCGTCAGCGGCGGCCTCGCCTATCTGGTTGATTTGGATGAAAACGATGACGGGGATTTCGTAGGGTTCAGCGTAATCGTCAATACCGAGTGCGATGTTCACTACATGGTGGCGAAGAAGGGCTACAAGCCGAGCGACGTTCGCTAAAGAAGGACGAAGGCGTCGGCCGGGACCATCCAGACGTAACCACGCTGTTCTTCAATGTTCAGCTTTGCGAAGCGGGCCTCTTCGGTCCGCTTCTTTGCTTTGCGGACCTTCATCGGCTCGGACCAGTCGAGGCTGGAGATTTCCAACTCCTCGCCCTCGTCGAACGTCCACTCCTCAAGGGTGTGCGGATCACCGTACTTGTCGTGATCGAGGCGAGCGAGCAACGTGATGCTCTTGGTGAATTTGACTCTCAAGTCTGGTCCCACTTCAGGTGTTGAACTTGCTTGTACTGTTGTTTTAGATACTGTTCGACACGGGGCGAGATCACCCGGAACCTAGTATAGAATGGGCCGAACGAGGATGCAACAGCGGCCATTGTCGGGCTGACTTTCAGTTCTTCTGGTTTGATCTGGCCGATGACCTGTCGGATGGCCTCCATCGCCTTCTGAACCGAACCGAAGTTCCGCAAGTCCAGGCGAGCCACCATCTCGGCGTTCTCGTGCTGGCTGTTGTTCATCAAATTCTGGACGTTCGACAGGAACTTCTGGCCCAGGGCGACCACCGGCTTGAGGAGTCCGGCGAGGGCCGGGTGGTTCCGAGACGTGGTGATGTAAAGGTACGTCAACCAGTCGGGATCAGTTTCCGTCCCATGAGACTGTTCGGGGGACATGAAGTCCGGGGTTCCAGAGATGGCAGTACGGCCACGGTTACGGATGTATGGGTCGAGTTGCTGTACAGCCGACACGATCTGCATCACCTTGTTGTTCAAGATCGCAGTCGGGGAGGCGTGGTAGGTCGTCGTGGCGGCGAACGCATCGGGTTGCTTCTCACCGTCATCCATGAAGACGTAAGATTTAGTTGCGGCGTCGTCCTGCTCTATGAAGTCTCTGAAACGCATCAGTCTATCTACGGTCCTCGTCACTCTTTTACTTCATGACTACCACATTACCGACTTGCTACGGCTGTTTCGTTAACCAATCCTGGGTCACGCAACCCATCTATGACAACATCCCCGCCCCGCAGCAGACCCCGCTGGTTCACCCGCACCCGCTGTTTTTCATGAACTTCGGGGCGAGTCTGACCGAGGAAGAGAAAGAGATCGTCAACCTGCTGGCACTGGCGTTCAACAAATTCGTGGCCCTGGGGGAGAAGCACCCGGCCGACGACTCCGAGTTCTGCACGGCGATCCACGATGCGCAGAAGACGGTGGCGATGCGGGTGGCCCGGCGGTGTAACCCTGATGTTTGGACACAATACCCGCAAGAGAGCGTAGATAACGTATGACCGAGAAATTAGCCAATAACGCCCAAACCACCCTCGTCGATGCGATCAACAACACCGATAACCCGGCCGTGTTTAACGTGGCCGTGGCTGATCGTTTTCCGTCGAGCGGGAACTTCCGTGTCATCATTGAAGGGGAAATCCTCCTGGTGACGGGTGTGAGCGGCAACCAGTTCACCGCCACCCGTGCCCAAGAAGGGACCGAGATCGCATCCCACGCTGCGGGGACGAAGATCACTCACATCCTGACGGCCGGTGGCGCTCAGCAGTTCGTGGACGACCGCATCCTTCTTAGCGTTCCGTCGCAGACCGGGAACAACGGCAAGTTCTTGCAGACCAACGGCACGACGACTTCGTGGAAGTTCGCCGGGTCACTGGCCGATGTGGTGCCAGATACTCCCGGCCTCTATGACGAGGAGTTCGACGGGACGCTCAACACGCTCCCGACGGATTGGTCTTGGGTAGACACAACTGCACCAAGCGGTAGTGATGCGTGGTATGTTAACAAACCTTCCCTTCCAAGTTGGCTGTCGATTTATGGCGATGGCAGTGGCAATTATTACTTGAAACGAAGTAACTTCACCCCGTCGGGCGACTTCGGTATTTGGTGCAAGGTCATGGTGGGCACTGCCGTGGACTCTGTGCGATGTGACTTCCGCATGTATGTCTACAACTCTGGTCGGTCGCAGGGCAGGGCTGTGGAAGTGTATCCACCCCAAAACGACCCTCGGGTGCGAGCGTTAACAACAAACGGCGGTGAATCAGCATGGTCGTCTGGTGCCGGTTACACAGTCGGTGCCGCAACCACCATTTACTACCTGGGCCTGACAAGATCGTCGAGCAACGTGTGGCGTGCTTGGGCAAGTACGAGTGGCATGAGCTACCATCAGATTGCCGCACCCGAATCCCACAGCTTCACTCCCGACCACATTCTTTTCAGCTTTAATACCTATACCATGAAGTGTTTGCTCGGCCTTGATTGGTTGAGGTATCGTAGCGATTTGGATTTCCCGGTTCACTAATGAGTAACAACGACGTGCTGGTGAAGTGGACCGGCAGCAAGCGGATTCAAGCCCCGAAGATTGTTGAACACTTCCCCGATGAGATCGACACCTACTACGAACCCTTCCTCGGTGGGGCGTCGGTCTTCTATTGCCTCGCCAACTCCGGCAAGAAGGTGAAGAAGTACGTCCTCAGTGACATCAACGCCTCCCTGATCGGCATCTACAAGCTCGTGGCCTCCGACCCGGATTCATTGATGGCGGACTACACAACCCGGTGGACGGAGTTGAAGAAGCAGGGGCAGGATTACTACTACGCCACCCGCACCGAGTTCAACAAGGACAAAGACCCGAAGAAGTTCTTCTTCCTTTTGCGGACCTGCCGCAACGGACTGGTTCGCCACAACAAGAAGGGCGAGTTCAACAGCGGCTTCCACCAGAAGCGGGACGGCATGGTCCCAGCCACGCTCCAGAAAACCGTCAATTCCTGGCACAAGGCGTTCACTGAGAACAACGTCGAGATCAAGGTTGCGAGCTACGATCACGTCGTAACCACTGAAGGGGACTTGCTTTACATTGATCCGCCCTATGTCACCCCGGAAAACAGTTGGGCATATTTCGGAATGATTGATTTGGAGCGGATGTACGAGTGGTTACGAAATTCCCCAGGAAAACTCATATTTTCATTTAACGGTTTTAAGGACGGAATTGATTGCAGAATAAATATCCCTGGCGACATCTACGACCGTGAGGTTCTGGTCTACAACGGGTTGAACAAGTTCGACCAATTGGCGACGAAAGCGAAGGTCATAGCGAAGGATGCACTCTACATTCGGGATGTCAGGAAAGGAGATAATTCTGCGTAAATAGGGGATCAGAGAGGATTCAGAAATATGTCATCAACTTCCGTTACGGGCGTCGGCCAGGGGGCAATGCGGCCTCGATCACGGCCTTCACGACCGAAGTGATGACCGCTCTGAACACACTTTCAACGGTGGTGTTCAATAACAGCGGTTCTCTCTGGTTTTGTCCGAGTTCGTGGTATAATCGTGAACGGGGCGACCCCAGGTACGGTGCAACTCCGGTTCGCCTCCGTTACCAACGGCCAGACCAGCACCATCCAGACGAACTCGTTCGTCAACTCGACTCGTCGAGCCTAAAGAAAGGATAACATGAAGAAGTTCCTCGCTGTAGTCCTTCTCGCCCTGAGTGTTTCGACGCTCAGGGCCGAAGACCCCTACAAACTCACCGACCAGGGCGATTACGAGAAGTCGGATGTTTTACTGAAGCAAATCCAGCCGAACTCGGACGAGTTCGCCAAGTACGCCTTCTACCGGGGCGTCAACGCCTTCGCCATGAACAACAAGGACGAGGCGAAGAAGTGGCTAGAGTTGGTGTTCGACTCGTTCGACAAAAACATCCCGACCCGCTACAAGAACACGGCGGGCATGATGTTGTACGACCTGGAGAACTGGAAGAAGGATGACCTGGGCGACATCGGCCGGGACATGGGCATTTCGGGCAACAAGTTGAAGAACAACTACGCCGGGGAGAAGACCCAACACGTCCAGAAGGAGATCGTCAACAAGCTCGACAAGATGATTAAGGAATTGGAGAACAAGGGCAAGGGCGGCGACGGTCAGGCCAACGGGAAAGACTCGTTGCCGGGGCCGGGCGGGCAGGGACAACCGGCCCAGGACTCACACGTCATGGGTGGGTCGGGAGCGGGCAAGGTGGACGAGAAGAAGCTGCGTCAGGTGGCCGAGAATTGGGGGACGCTGCCTCCGGCTCGGCGGGCCGAGATTATTCAAGAGATCACCCGTGATCTTCCGCCAAAGTACAAGCCGATGATTGACGAGTATTTCAAAGCTCTCAACAGGACTCATAAATAAAGTATGTCTATTGAGCAGTATGCAAACAACGCCTCTACGACCCTGAACGGGTCCATCACGAGCGGAGCGACTTCCATCACTGTGTCGGGGTACAGCACGTTCCCGTCCTCGACACAATTCCGCATCAAGATTGATAACGAGATCATGATCGTGACAGGCGGGGCGGGGACGACCACCTGGACTGTCACTCGTGGGGTTGAGGGTACAACCGCCCGGAGTCACGCCGACGGGGCGGTTGTAAAACACATCCTGACGGCTGGCGGGCTGGTTCAGACTTTCGAGGACCGGATCAACTCTGGCTTGTTGGCTAACCGACCGACGGCTGGTACGCCGAAGCGGGTTTACATTGCTCGTGACGGACGTGGCATTGATGTGGACGACGGATCGGTATGGAACACTCTGACCGGCCTTGCTTACTCGAAACCCCCGGTTCTTGCCAACTTCTCTTGGGTCAACCAGGGAACTGCGACGGCCACGCAGACCAATCACGGCATTGATTTCTTTATGCCGAACTCTGGGAGCGACCAGTTACGGTACTTGGCGAAAGCTCCTTCGACCACGCCGATTGACGTGACGATTAGCTTCCAGTCGTTGTTGAGCTTGAACAACTTCAACGCAGCCGGAATGTTTTTATTCAATAGCGGTGGCGCTCTGGTTATGAGCTACATGCAGGAGTTCAATAACACGGTTACTTACAAGAGATGGAATAGCGTTACCAGCTTCAACTCAGAGCCAAACGGTGCGGTGCGTGGTATTTCCTTCGGTGCCCAGATGTACCTGAGATACCAAGAAGACTTAACGACTCGTTACTTTAAGGTTTCGATTGACAATAACAACTGGTTGACACTGCATTCCGAGAGTAACACAACATTCCTGACGGTGGATAGAATCGCCATTGGCATGCAGATGAACAGTGCTGGCGGAAACACGGCGTTCGCCAAGTTTGTCCACTTCGAAGAGAGATAAAAAACACCCACGGAGAGCAAGGCGTGTGTCTCCGTGGGTGCAAACCCAACTCGTGTTGAGTTTAGTCCATCGTGATCGGCAGCGGATCACCGTACCGGGTGATAAGCTGTTCCTCCCACTTCTGTTTCAGTTCCCAGCCCTTGTCTTTCATGTACTGGCCGTCGTTCTGCACGCCGCCCTGGATGCCAGGAATCTGCGTGTACTTACCCCGGATGTGACCGAGGATAATCATGGCGTGGGCCAGTGCGCCTTCACGGAGGGCTTGGTTGGCGTCTTTCCAGTCTTTACACTTCTGTAGGTAGTGAACCATGACCCGGCTGCACCGGCACGGGGTCGGGTACAGCTTGACGTAGCCCATGTCGCTGATCCACTCCCAGCCGCCGATGTTACTCGACACACGGCTGTACATCTGCTCGTATTGCTTGTAGAGAACCCATTCGCCCATACGGCCCCAGATCGGTTGGATCGGGTCGATGAGGCCACCCTGGATGGAGGCGTAGGCACCACCTGGGTAGAAGTATTCGACCGGAATAGCACCGTCCAAGTCGGACGCCTGGAAGGCGAAGGTGCCCTGTTCCTTGTAAAACACGTTGCGGATGATGCCCACGTCGTCCGGCATCTTGTAGACGGACTTACCGGCGGTTGTGTTGAAGACGTAGTAGTCGAAGAACTCCCGTGGGGCGTAGTCTTCGTAAATGTCGAACGCCTCGTCGATTGCGCAGTCCAAACCCTGTTCGTCCAACTCGATTTTCACGACCGGGGCACCGAGCTTCAGCAATACATAATCCCGAAGCTTCTGGCGGGTTTCCTCCCGATACTTTCTTTTACTGAGGTTACGCTTGCCCGTGAAGGCGGTGCAGGAGCCGCCGTTGCCGCAAACCGTCGTGGCCGTAGCCTTTTCGCCGGTGGCACATGCCTTGTCAAAGCTCGCCTGGGACGGGCGACCGATGTTCATACTTCCTGATCCACAAGCCATGTTGTCTCCTCCAGATTTCGATGGTTCTGTCCCATATATACGTTAACGAGAGGGGTAAAAATGAGATACCTGGGTGGCAAAAGCAGGATTGCTAAGGAAATCGCCGCCATTATCAACGCCCAGGAGGGCGACTGTTACCTGGAACCCTTCATGGGGTCTTGCTGGGTGACGTGTGAAGTTAAGAAACCTACCCGTCTTGCGGGCGACCTGCACGCCGAAATCGTCCACCTGTTTCACGAGTTGTGCGACGGCTGGGTGCCGCCCAACACGATGACGAAAGAGTTATACAACGACATCCGGGCGAACCAGCACGGGGACAAGTACCCGAAGCAACTGACGGCCTTCGCCCTGGCGGGTTGTGCCCACTACGGGAGTTGGGCGAGGACGTTCGCCGGTGAGAAGTACGCCAAGTTCACCCACGGCTCGCTCATGCGGAAAAAGAAGAAGCTGGGCGGGGTGAAGTTCTTCGTGAACGACTACAAGACGATCACGCCGAAGAATTGTGTGATCTACTGCGACCCGCCCTACGCCGAGAGCTACGGGTTCCGGATTTGCGGAACGAGGGGCAACGGGTCGTTCGACGGGGAGTTGTTTTGGAACACGATGAGGGAGTGGTCGAAGACTAACTTGGTGTTCATCAGTGAAATCAGCGGGCCGGAAGACTTTGACGTGTTGTTCGAGAAGACGATCAAGTCGAAGGTGAGAAACAAGGATGGTTGTTTGGAGAAGACGGAAAGGTTGTTCCACATGAAGCCGACGGACTACGATCCGAGGGAGCCATTGGTCGAAGGTCTTAACTACTTGAACAGGAAGAGTAATGGGTAATTTCAGTGAGTTCATTAACGCTCGTCGGTTTTCGTCTCTGGCAGACTTCATGCTGGACGAGGGCCACGGTCAGCAGTTCGAAGACCAGCGTTTCCCGATCCCGATGAACCTCGCCATGATCTTGTCGATGGTGCCGGGTGGCCCCACCTACCAGGGCGGTGCGTTGAAGTACATCATGACCAACTGCCTCTTCCGTGCTGCGAAGGGGCGTGAAATCCTCGCCAAGCAGATGAGTGAGATGGTCGGCCGTCCCG